ATGTTAAGAGTACAGGAGATTTGTAAGCAGCAAGGTATTTCTATGCAAATATTAGCGCAGCGACTGGGAATTACTTATCAGGCTCTTTATGCCGCAGTATCAGGGAACCCAACAATTGGTAAATTGAATGAAATCGCCAAAGCATTAGGAGTTAGCATTGTCGATTTAATAGAAGAAGAGAAAGTCCCAAATACCATTGTTTGCCCCAATTGTGGAAAAAGGTTTAGGATGGAAGAATAACTCTTTATCTTAAACCTTTTTTTCTGTTTCAGCAAGTTGAAAATATAGTCTCTGCCGGTATGCCTAACACCCGGCTGATTAGTGCAGCGATTGGCAAGGTAGGTAAAGACCGCCCGGCAAGATAATCGCTAACCCTGGAAGGGCTTACTCCAATTTGTCTTGCCAATTCGCTTTTACCCATCCCTTTTTCTTCTATTGCAAAGCCTATAAGATCAGCTAATGTCGGTTTCCCGATTGGAAAATGTTCTTTTTCGTACGCAATAACAACCTCCGACATCAAAACAAGTTCTATGGCTGCCGGATCGTTAGCCGGCATGTCGTCGCTAACAACCGGGAGTAACTCCTCTACCCTTTTTTGTGCAAACTCGTATTGCTCCTTTGTTATCTTTTTCATATATCCATTATATAGTTGAACAATCTATTTTATCATATTCTGAATGAGTACCCACAAACCGGATAAAAATATAGCCTACTGTAAACTTAATTACCACAACCAGGCGATATTTATTACCACGAATATTAAATACATAGTGTTGGTTACCGACATAATCAGTCGCTGGGAAGTCTGCTTTAATGTCCTGCAAATTTTTCCATCCCGCTTTTTCAGCAACATCATACCATCTTTGTAATGCAGCTCTGGCATCTTCTCTGCCTTTGCTTTGGTAAAACTCTTTTAATGTACGATGCGAAACTATTCTCATTGCCTTTATTCTATAAAGCAAATATACTTCATATTTTTGATATATAAAAATGCTTCCCAGTATTTTTTTTATAATTCAAAAATATAGAAATCATTTTATATTTCACATTGAATATAATACAACGAATTGTATTATTATAAACATATTGTTTGTTTTATTGAATAGAAGTATGTAATTTTGTTATAAATTAAACAAATTGTAAAAATGGCTGCACCAAAAGGGAATCAGTTTTGGAAATTAAGAAGTAAACATGGACGAGACAAATTATTTGCCACGCCCGATCTACTTTGGCAAGCAGCCTGTGAATATTTTGAATGGTGTGATAAACATCCCTGGTATAAGTCGGAAGCAATAAAAAATGGTAAGTCGGTCGGGAAGATTGTAAAAATACCCACGGAACGACCTTACTCGTTAATGGGTTTCTTGGTATATATCGGAACCTCGCCGTCGTATTGGTATGATTTTAAGGCTGCTAACCATATAGATTTTTCCTGTGTCATTTCTGAAATTGAAAAAATTATAGAAACGCAACAATTTGAAGGTGCTGCAGTAGGTGCTTTTAATGCTAACATAATTTCCCGCAAACTGGGCCTTATTGATAAGCAGAATATTAGCACGCCGGAAGGAGAAGCTATTAATATTCGTTCTACAATAGATACGCACAGGATTATATTCGAAAACTACGACAACGAAAAGGAGGAATAATAATGGACCTTGTTTTCCGCTTTAATCGTATTTATGCACCTGTTTTTAATACAGACAAGAGGTATATAGATATTTGGGGCGGACGTGGCCGGGGTGGTTCACATTTCGGGACAGATTATTTTCTAAATCTTATAACGCAACCTAAATATTTCCGTGGCTATTTTGTCCGGCAGGTTTTATCCGACGTCCGGGATAGTCTTTTCCGGGATTTTAAGGACCGGATTGAAGAAAATAAAAGTATTAATATCGACGATTTTCAGATACGCGATAATGACATGCGTATAACTTACCTACCGACCGGCAACACAATTTTAGCAAAAGGAGTTAGTAAGGATGGAAGCAGAACAGCAAAAATGAAATCCTTGGCAGGTGCTACACATGTCTTAATAGAAGAATGCGACGAAATTGGCGAGTCAGACTTTGATCAGCTTGATTTGTCGTTGCGTACGGTTAAAGCGGATAAAGTACAAATTATAAGGGTATTTAATCCGCCTTCGAAGCGGCATTGGATCTGGAGGGATTATAATTTAATAGAAAGTGATATTGAAGGATTCTTCCGTGCTATCCCAAAGGCAACTTCCGATGTCCTTTCGGTATGGAGTACTTACAAAGACAATATATCTAATATTCAAAAGTCTACAATATCGAAATTCGAGTCTTTTTTAGAAAATAACCCTGATTACTATTATAACCAGGTTTGTGGATTAATAAGCGAAGGCTCTAAGGGTAGGATTTATTCCGGATGGCTCCCAATTCCGGATTCCGAATATAATAAATTGGATTTACCTAAAGTATATGGACTTGATTTTGGATACAGTAATGATCCTAATGCGTTTGTAGAGATAAAATACGACGGGCAATATCGGTATGTAAATGAACTACTTTACGAAACAGGATTGGATAATTTAGCTTTAGCACAGCGTCTGTATGCTTTAGGGATAAGAAAAAATAATCTGATTATTGCAGATACAGGGAACGGAGGAGATCTTAGGATCGCAGAAATCCGGCGCGGGTGGAAAGAATTTCCTGAATTGAAGTTTAATATAGTCCCAGCAATAAAAGGCCCTGGTTCAATAAAATTCGGTATAAACAAGATAAAATCAGCCAAAATTTACCTGACTGAGTCTAGTGCTAATGGATGGAACGAATATCAGGAATACAAATGGCTCCTTGATGCCGATAAGCTCCCTACCGATCAGCCTGTAGATAAATTTAACCACATCATGGATGCAATACGTTATACAGAATTAGCCAAGGGATCTTATTTTTAAATTCAACACATTGTTATTATTTAAACATTTTGCATCAAAAATATTGCTTAAAATATTTTTTATATATATTTTTGTTTGAAATTAAACAAGCGATGGGTTTCTTAAATAAACTAAGGAATTTCAGTTTTAGGAGCAAACTAAATGTTGGGTCAGGGATAGATTCTATCGAAGAAGCTATCCGAAATTATTCTTTTATGGAATGGCGTCCCGGTAATGGCCTGCCTGATATCCACATCGATTTAGACTGTATAACAGGTATTACGGAAGCCTATAACAAGTGTTCTTCAATTGCTACAATTATAAACCGTAACTCTTCTGCGCTTGTTAATGGCAAATGGTGGTTAACGGATAAAAAAGACAATGATGTATTAAATAAATACAAAGGAATTGCCGCATTACTGGATAAACCTAATCCAATTCAATCTTGGTCGGAGTTCTTAATGCTCGTGGATGTATACAGGCAATTGTATGGGGAAGCATTTGTTTATGCTGTAGTCCCGGATGGATTTTCTATACAGGATGCTTCGGCACTTTGGGCGATAAATCCAAAGTACGTAAGTATAAAACTATCCGGTAAAATGTATTTGCAATCTAATGCCGACGAAATAATAGAAGGATATATCTTAAGTGTTAATGGGACAGAAATTGAAGTAGATAGTAGGTATGTATTGCATATAAGGGATGTGAACCAAAACATTAACATGTCTCCTAACGATATCCGGGGACGTTCCCGTCTTGTCGGGCTAGATAAATCCGTAAGAAACATTATACAGGCAGAAGAAGCTATTTATGCACTTAACAAAAACCGTGGAGCCCAAGGGATATTGGCAAACCGATCCAAAGATGCAATAGGACATCAGCAAATTGACGACGAAGAAAAAGACAGACTACAACGTAAATTTAATACAAATTACGGACTTCGGTCTAATCAGGATACTGTAATTATTACTAATGCAGATTTAGCGTGGCAGCAAATGTCTTTTAATGTAAAAGACCTTATGTTGTTCGAGGGGATAGAAAATAATATAAAGAGGATTGCCGAAGCATTTAACTATCCATTTGAACTTTTAAATACAACAAATATAGCTTATTCAAATAAAGTAGAGGCTAAACGCGAACTTTATCAGGGGAATATAATTCCTACTGCAAAAATATACGCAGAAAAATTCACTTCTTTTTTCCAGATCGATCGTGCATTTTTCGTCGTCGATTTTGCAGATGTAGAATGTCTTAAAAAGACGGAATCAGAGCGGGCTGACACTATATATAAGCAAAACCAGGCATTTAAAATTGCATACGAGCAAGGTGTAATAAGCCTTGCAGAATGGCGTTTAGCTATCGGCATGGATGAAGAAATATATAAACCGGATAAAACGGCAAAAAATATAACAGAAAATGAGCAAGAAACAGGAGAAAATAGAAGCGAAGAAAGCAATGAATAGCAATAAAGTATTGGTGAAATACTTTTCTGCTAAAGAAATGAAAGATGTGGACCCGGACAACCATATTATCGAAGTTAAATTTGCCGCTTATGGCATGCCTGACAGCGACCGGGATATCCTGATCAAAGGATGTTTTTCCAAATCAATTTCAGAACGAGGTCCTGAATCGTCGACGAACAGAAAAATAGCTTTTCTTTGGCAACATGACATGCACGATCCTATTGGGAAAATTATAAAAATTGAAGAAAAGGATGACGGTGCCTATGCGACTGTACGCCTCAGCAATTTTGATGCTGTGCCTAATGCCAAGCGTGCTTATTTTCAGCTTAAAGATGGCGATATAAATCAGTTTTCTTTCGGCTTTAGCTATGTCTGGGATAAGATAGAGTACGATGAAGAAAGTGATACATTTATTGTCAAGGAAGTAAAATTGTATGAAATCTCCGTTGTTACCCTGGGTGCAAATGAACTTACTGAATATATAGGGGAATTGGAAAATGAAGATGAAATAAAGAGTTATCTAAAAGAAATATTAATTAAAGACAAAAATAAGTTTAACAAGATCAAACAGATCATCGTGGATATTGAAGCCGAGCCGGAGCAAGCGGGACAGCCACCACTCACTTTAAATCAGGGAAATATGTTTGAAAAACTAGCAAAATTAAGTGAAAATGAAAAGAATGATTAAAGATTTGAGAAAAGGAGGTTTTGCGGGTGCAAAGGCCCGCTATAGCTTTCGATTAGTATGTATTTGTTTCGGATTAATTGCCGTGGCTGCACTATTGTGTGTACTTTCCGGTGGAATTGGTTTAGGTGCAGGTGCAGTTTTAGCCGGGGTTGTCCCTGTTGGTTTTGCGTTACCGGATGGGGTCGATTTCAATGAAAAGGAAAGAGCCGGATTAAAAGCGCTGGCAGATCATTTTAATGCTCAGTTTAAATCTTACGTTGATAATAAAATCAATGAGGAAAAACTGATGGAGAAAATGCAGGAAAAATTAAAGAGCTGGGCTGACGAAAACGGAATCTCGAAGGAGGCTTTTGAAAAAATGCAGAGTTCTTTGAAAGAACAGGGGAAAACAATTACCAGTTTGAAGGAGCAAGGAGTGCCGGTAAAAGGAGCACGAGGTTTAAAATCCGCGTTTGAAAAGAATTACGACAAATTTGTATCTGCGGTTAAAGATAATAAAGTCGGATTTTGTATAAAATCTGTAGATGAACATACTGCAGCAAACATTCAGACTACATCCAATAGCATAACCACTACTTCCGGAGCAACTCTTGCGGAAGAAATAGGAGAGAATAACGAATTATTTATGAAACGGCGTGGCCGGGAATACATCCATGATATAGCCAATGTTACCGTTGTTGATGAAGTGCCTGAATCTTTTAACTTTTACGAAGAAGGAGACGAAAAAGGAGCTATTGCCGTTGTGTCTGAAAATGGATTAAAACCACAGGTACATTTAAGCCTGATTAAAAATAAAGTGGATGCAAAAAAAGCTGCTGGTTATATCGTTGTTACCGAGGAAATGCTAAAATGGCGTTCGCGTGCCTGGGCCCAAATTCAGCGTCTTTTTAATGATAAAGTATGGAGAGACTATGAGAAACTATTGACAGAAGATTTGCTGTCTAATGCAACTGCTTACACTACCACAGCGCTCGATGATACAATTGCTGCACCGACTGATTTTGATGCAATAGTTGCTTCAGTACTGCAACTTGAAAGCTTGGAATATAGACCGGACGTGCTGATTATTAATCCTGCGGATAAATGGAAACTTGCATTGACTCAGGCAAATAACGGCACTTTTATTCTGCCCTATATTCAGAATGGCGGAGAATTTTCTTTGCTTGGTCTTCGTGTAATTACTACTACCCGTATTGCATCCGGAACGTTCCTTATCGGAGAATCTGATACATGGTTTATTGAAGAAGAAGCACCACAAATAAGGACCGGGCTTGTTAACGACGATCTTATCCACAACCGGATGACAATTATCGGCGAATTATTCTTCCTATCCTATGTACCATCTAACAATGCCGGATCTTTTGTTAAGAGTACATTCAGTACAGTAAAAGAAGCATTAAAAGCTCCTGAGGCAGGAGTTGGAGGATAGATAACTCCGGGGCTTAGGTCCCCGGATAGTTTAAATTAGTAACATATTAAAAAATAATACAATGGAAACAAAGGTAGAAAAAGAAGCAAGAGTTGTTTATAAGGACGATATGGTAAAGATTGTTTATACAAACAAAAGTGTATATCACAAGGAAGGGGAAGAGGATTTTGTGCATCGGTTACAGGCCGAGAAGTTGGTAAAAAAAGGAGTTGCAAAAATGTCGCGCGGTAACTGATATGTTTCTGGATAACACATATTTTCAAGGAGAATTGTCGATCCCGAACCTGATATTCGTAGAACCGAAAGGAGTTGGAACGATGATCCAAGCCGTTAACGAACAGTCTTTCGATTGGTATTTGGGGAAATACGAAGTGAAATTCATGAATGAATTACTTGGTAGTGAGATGTATGCCAGAATGATGAAGGAGATAGAAGACGGGAATGAGTGGGGTAAGTTAAGGAATAAGATTTTTGTGTTTACAGGTTCGGGTAATAGCTATTCTCCTGCTGCAAACTATGTGTATTTTTACTCAATCCGGAGCATGCAGACACAGACATCACCCGAGGGAGAAGTTAGAGGCCGTAAAGATTATTCTTCTATCGTTTCTGTATCCCCAAAACTAGTAAGAGTATGGAACGATATGGTTGATATGATTGCGGATATCAGGGAATACGTAAATCAGAATGAAGTTCTGTACGGGAAATTGGGCGATGATGCAAGGTTGTTTAAATACATTAATACGTTTGGAATATGATTTCTCCTAATAAGCTTATCGGTAGCCTCGTTTTTCGTACTCGTAATGCGCTTGACTGGAATAAAGAGTTTAAGGACAATTTATTAAGTTATCCTTACAGTAAAAATTGTTTGGTAAACAATCATTTTTTATTGTGGCATTATCCGGGTACAAATAACGAGATATCGAATGCATTACTTGAAATCGGTAAGCATCCGAACGGAGCAAGACTAAAATTCCCTTCTTTTTTAAATTTTCAGCCAATCCGGCAAGAAAACAGGGGGAATGAGGTGACTATATTTTACAATATTGCAATTGTTGGTACTGTAAAAAGTACCTGGATGACTGAAAAACGGGAACACGAAGTATTTGAAAAGGTGCTCCGTCCTGTTTATGAAGAGTTTATTAGGCAAATACAAGCTTGTAGATATTTCAAAACAGACTATGGGAAACCTGATCATACATACTATGAAATTTTTACTACTGGAGAGAGCGCCGGAGAAATAATAAAGAGATACGGAGATAATATTGATGCAATAGAAATACATGGTATGGCTTTAAAGCTTAATACGAATCTGTGCAAATCCGATTTCCTTACAATCGAACGCGAGAATGCTGCAGTAACATCTGGTATTAAAGGAATTTTAAATTTTAGATAAGAATGAGTATTGGACAAATTAAAAGTAATTGCAAAACAGCAACTCCCCTCACCGGGGCTGAAAGTTGTGCAAAACAGGAAGGGAAAGTATCAGCTTTGATTGTAACTGGCTTGAATGCGTACTTCCCTCTTGAAGATACGGATTTTACCGATGAATTAGGAACCCATGTTTATGAATCCGGTCCTAACCGGATTTATCCGATTAAAAATATCGTTGGGATGACCATTTCCGGTGGGGATATCAATGCCCCGGACCTCGGTACATACGGAGGCCCAGCACCGACAAACCTAAATGCGAAAAACGTGGCTTATCAGATTAATGCCGGCGATTGCATGTATAAAGAACTGGCAAAATTTAATAAGCGGAAAGTACGTGTAATTAGAGTGGACGACGAAGGATATGCCTATGGTACAATAGTAAAAAGAGGAAGCGAATATTTTTTCGCAGGATATGAAGGAACTTTGTACACACAACGTACGCCGACAGATGGTTCAACTGCATATAATCTGTCTCTTTTCGTATATTATACTCCGAATAACGAAGATGAAGAAAAAAACATGGCTGCAATAAATGTTGGTCTTGTGAATGTCCCTGACGGACTTTTAGGTGTTACTTTAAAAAAAGGGACAGCGAGTGGCTCGGCAACTGTAATTACAGCATGCGGAGCAGAAGACATTACTTCGGAATATGGGGAGAAGTGGAAGGCAACGATGTTTTTAAATGCTTCAGGAGGATCCCCTACGACAGTTACATATAATCAATCTACCGGTACTTTGACATTTGAACCCGCTGCAGCATACAGGATCGCGCCGGCGTCTGTATTAAATGCAGATATTCCCGGGATTGAAGGTATCAATGAACTAACCGATCTGTCATGAAAGTTATAATGGGGAAATACGTGATAGACGTAAATGAAAGTGATATACGAAAGTCACGTAAAACATCATGGGTCAGCCAACGTGTGAAGGCTTTTGAGTGGACAGGAATTGACCGGGACGTACTTACGGAGAAATTTTCAGAAGTATTTGACAGTATTAAGGAATCTGATACCAAAGAGTCCGAATAGTTTTATTTTGTTATTTTATCTGGAGGGGGTGGGTAGTTCCACCCCTTTATATTATGGGGATAAGGGAATTAATAAGAAAATATACGAAAATTCAGGAAAATATAAAAAATATTCCTGCAGTAATTAATGGAATTGTAGCAAGGGATAAGGATATATTACTTTCCCTTAATAGAGATCAGATGTTGTTGGGACGTAATGCAGAAGGTGAAGTATTAACACCTTCATACCTTAACGATCCGTATTTTAAAAGCAATTTACAGGCAGAAGCATATGCCCGGATGAAATACAAACTCGAACAGGAGCATAAAGCGCGTATTGAAAATCCGACACTATATCCGTACAAAGACAAGGATACCCCCAATCTTATTGTGACCGGTCCGTTTCAGGACAATATGTTTATTTTACCGGAAGGAGAAAGTTTTATTATAGGCTCATCATATCGAGATTCAAACGATATAGAGAATAAATATAACAATCTTGTATTTGGGATATCTCCTGAATCAAAAGAATATTTCTATAAAAATTTTATCCATCCTGCTCTATTAAAACTATTACAATGAGTTGCGATTGTTTAAAGAAAAAGACTACAGAGGCTGACAAAATAATGAATCAGGCCCGTATTGAAAGTGAAATTGAAAAAAAAGATTATGTCGTATATGAAGAAGGGAACAAAACATTCTATGACCGGAAATCGTGTTGGCAAAAAGCGGGGAAACCCGGCAAAGTCAGAGGAATTATATTCTATTTACAGTAGTTGCTATGATTGTCCATTGAAGGTCTATATAGAAATTGTATGTAATAATAATCTGGATGCTCTTATAATTTCTGGGAATCCACCAAAAACAGTATTAGAAGATGCGAATAATAAAATAATTTCCGGCTATGCGGAATTATCAGGGAGTAGTATATCAACGAGATATAATGTTCTGCTTAAAGATATTTATTCATACAGATCTCAGATTGTCGGACTGACATTATGTCTGCAAATACTTCCTATTACTCCGGATGCTGCAGTTGGAAATCTTTCTAAACTGGGAATGAGGTGTTCCATTCCTGAGAATAATGAAGATATGGATCGTTTAATCAGAAAAATTGATTCCCGCATAAAAGACAGATCAATCCGGCTGAAAAAGGCACAAAAGGAATTTGATAGTATCCAAAAAAGTAATAAAAGTAAAGCAATAACCCCTAAAGATTTTTATGATCAGCTTGCGATAATAAGCCGGTGGGCCGGATTCAGAATTTCAGTGGACATTACACTTGCAGAATATGCTGTATATATTAAGCAGATGTCGGAATATGTAGAACAGTCAAAATCAATGATCAATGGCAAGAAGTACTAAAAATATGGAATTGGTACCACAGGAGGTACTAAATGAATTGATGGCATTGGATGTCCAGTTAGACAAAACAAAATCTAATCTACTGGAAATTTTAAAACCGGTTGTTGATATTAATAATGAATTACAGAAATCAGCTACAAATTACAAAACACTTACCGATTTAATCAATAAACAGAATCAGGTCGAAGCCAAAGCTATTGCCGAATTAGAAAAACACAGAGAGATAATCAAACAAATGAAAATTCTTCAGGACAAATTAATTTCTTCTCAAAGCCAGCAGGCTAAAGAGATAGAAATGTTGAGGTCCATACTTGAAGAACGTAAAAAATATAATGATGAAATTCAAAAGTCCGTAATAGCTAAACAAAAAGAATTTGAAGAGTCAACTAAAAGTGCAGATGGCATTAAACAGGAAGGGATTGCTTATAAAGAAATGGCCTCTGCAGCAAATAAAATCATAGGACTACGTAGTCAGAATATATCTTCCTTGATAAAAGAACAAGCTGCATTATCATCAGTGAAAGCAGAATTATCAAAGCTGAATAGAATAGAAAATGAAGGGAAAGAATTAACAGAAGAGCAAGTAGCCAGAAAACGAGAGTTGATAAATTCCGAGAAAGAGCATAAACAAATAATATCAGGTTTAAATCAGGTGATTCAAAACGATATTAAACTGAATCAGGCTGCTTCTGGATCAATGAATGAGATGGCTCAGTCTTTAAGTAAAGCAAGAATTGCATACCGAAATTTGACAGAAGAAGAAAGAAATTCACCATTTGGCCAAGAACTGTTAAAGTCAATACAAAAAACAGATTCGAAAATCAAAGAATTTGATGCATCTATTGGTAACCATCAACGTAATGTTGGTAATTATGCAGGAGGTTTTAATACTTTACAATATAGCGTCCAACAAGTTGCCAGAGAACTTCCATCATTGACAATGAGTCTTAGTCAATTTTTTCTGGCTATTTCAAACAACATACCGATCTTATCCGATGAAATAATAAAAGCTAAGAATGCAAATGCAGCATTAAGAGCAGAAGGAAAGAAAGGGATACCAGTTTGGAAACAGCTTATATCTTCCGTATTCTCCTGGCAAACAGCTTTAGTCGTTGGAATAACTGTAATTACTGCATACGGGAAAGAAATTAGTAATTTCTTTAAATCATTGTTTGGAGCTAAGCAGGCATTAATCGAGGTAAGTGAAGTACAAAGGATATTTGGTGAAAATATAGCTAAAGATACAATTGAGTTGGATGTAATGATTGACAAATTAAAAAATACGACAAAGGGGACAGAAGATTATAACAAAGCCCGGATGAAAATAATTGATAAATATGGTGATTATCTGAAAGGGCAAAAAGATGAGATACGTAATCTAGAAGATTTGGATGCTGCATATAAGATATTAACTCAGTCGATAATTCAGAACTCTATTCAAAAAGGTTTACAAGAAGCTAATTCCAAAATGATAGAAGAGTATAATAAAGGGATGGAATCTGCGTTAGATGGTGTACTTGAAGAATTTGAAAATAAATATGGAAAGGGGAAGGGAGCTGAAAAATTTATGACTTTTAAAATTGGGATTACATCCGATGATAAGGAGTTAAGAGAGGCTGCAGAAGAAATTTACAGAGAATTTAATGAAAGAACGATAGGAGCACGAACTAATGAATTAAGCAAAGCATGGCTCAATATAAGTAAAACAAATGAAAAATTGAAAGAAACTCAGAAGACAATTTCAATAATGGAAAATTCTTATCGTAAAGTTTTTGGGACTGATACGGTTAAGAAATCAGATTCATTGCTTGGGAAGCAGCAGGCTTTAAGGAAAGAAGCAGAATTGTTACCTGAAAGTACAGAAGAGGAACTCAAATTGAAAAATAAACGTTTAAAGCAAATAGATGATGAAATAAAACGCCTTAAAGAGCTTGGTATAGAAACTGACAAACAAGCAAAGTCGAGAGAAAAAGAGGAAAGAAAAATTCATGATTATATTATAAAACTTCAGGAGAGGGAAAGAAATGCTTATAACCAAATGCTTTCTCTGAAAGAGAAAGAAGGTAGCGAAGCTAATAAAAGAATCGTTCAGGATGAAAGATTTTCTTATGAGGAACGCATCGAGGCCCTGAATAAATATAGTGAAGCTTTAAAAGCATCTGTAAAAACCAATGCATATGCTCAAATTGAGAAATTAATAAGAGAAACAACTATCGGATTAGGTAAAGATCCGGATAACGAAAAAGACCGGGCTGAAGTTGCCCAGAAGGTTTCAAATCAGGTCCTTTTAATAAGACAAAAAGAGGCATTGGAAATAGAAAAGATTACAGAACAGAGTGCTAAAACCCAATTACAAATAGAGGAAGATAGAGTAAAAAAAATGCTTAAGTCTATTCAGGAAGAAGCAGATGCGCGAAGTAGGGCTATATCCGGGAAAGAATCAACAGAATACGATTATCTGGCCAAAGATTATAAAAAAGGTTTAATGTCCGAGGAAGTATATCAGTCTAAAAAAAAGGCTATTTCGGATAAATATGCTTTAATACGTTTTGATGAAGAACAAAAAATGTTGGAGCAACAATTAAATACTTTTGGTCTGAAAGAAGAAGAAAAGAATGATATTGAAAGACGTTTGGCTGACAATCGCCTAGAATATGAAAAATGGGTAAATGAACAAGAGATTGCTGCAGCTGAGGCATTGGCAGAAAAGAAAAAAGAGCTTTTGCAGGATGTATTCAATTTCGGTCAACAGCTTATCGAGCAACGTTTCCAGAACCAACTTAATGCCCTTGAAGAAGAGTCTGAGGCAAATGATGAATGGTCTGAGCGTGAGAAAGAACGTATTGACCGTTTGGAAGAAGCCGGTGCAATTTCAAAAGAGCAAGCGGATGCCAGAAAAGCAGTTGTGGATGATCAGGCTGCAGCCAGAGAAAATGAATTAGAGAATAAACGTGCTGAAATAAGGAAAAAACAAGCTGTATTTGAAAAAGCTATTGCTGTGGCAGATATTATGCGAGAGCTTGCTTCTGCGATTTTTAAAATTCAAGCAGAAGCTGCAGCAGCTGCTGCGATTCCTTTTGTTGGGGCTGCATTAGCAGCAGCAGCTTTAAGTCAAATACCTTGGATAACTGCAATGGCTGGAGTACAAGCTGCAACAGTTCTAGCAACTCCTATCCCTGAATATGCCCAAGGTACAGAAGATCACCCGGGAGGTCTGGCTATTGTTGGAGATGGTGGGAAATCTGAAATGATTATAGCAGGAGGAAAAGTTTTCCGCACTCCATCGACGGATACACTGGTCGATTTACCGCCTCATTCTGTCGTATTACCGGATTTTAATGCGGGAATGAATACATTGAAAGCTCCTGATATCCATATGAGTGATCGGGCTATTTCTTTTGAAGAACTTTCAGCTTTATTAAAGGAGGGTAACCAAAAAACTGATACATTATTGAAAATGTTCCGTCAGAACATTAAAAATGAGTTGTATGCAAGAGAATTAAATAAAGTAAATCGTATTACAAGATGAAAATAGTAAGAGATTATATAAAATGTGTTGTTATAGAAGGGGGAGCATATGAAAGAGGGGAATTTGCCGGCAATATGTGGTGTAGAGTAAATGAAAATGGAGAATTTGAAACCCATCAATATAGTTTGTCAAGACTATATATATTAGATAATAGAAAAAAAGATGGGACGTTAGGGCTATATAAACAAGTTGAATACAATGGATATTTAAGGGATAGCGCTGAGATTGTAATGCTTGATTCCAATTTAAATGTTTTGGACCATATTAAAAATACGGGGGATGGGCCTATAACTAACGTAACATTTAATATACCTGAAAATTGCAGGTATGTATATTTATCTTGTGCGTCAGATTACGAAAAGAACTACTACTTAAGAGTTTTTGAGGGAGATTTTATTGATGTAACTCAAAATATTGAAAATCTGGATTCTTTAGAGAATGTATTGTCGCGTGATGGTGTATCCGGTGTTATATCAGAGGTTTCTTTTGAAATAAGTTTTGTTTTATCTGCAAAAGATTTTGTAAAAGACATTTTCTTCCGTAAAGGACTTTATGGGAAAGCTTTGTTAAAAATTTATCGGAGAGGTAATTTTGACAATGATTACAAACTAATAAAAGATATAAATCTTGATTTTAGTACATACCAAGAATATGCAGATCGGGTTACAGTGGAAGCAGCAAAATTTGATTTACTTGAAATAATTAATTCAGAGGGGAAAACAAAATATGAAGTACCAGTATCAGAAATCTCTGATACTAAAAAGTGGAAGTATGAAAGAATGAATTTTATTAATAACGGCGTTTATGAATTACCGACATCTCCGATAGAAACAATATCTTCAACATCCAGTATAATCCTCCCATTAAGTTTATCAAGTTCTGAACTAATTCCTGGGGAAGAAATTGATTTTAAATCTCAATCTTTTGGCGGTAGTAGTAGTGATGATTATTTTGTCCTTAATGCAGGGAAAAAAGAAGTCAGTATTCATGTTGAAATGAGTTATAAGTTTGAGTATGATGGGAAGTTAACATATGGTTTGCCGGGGACATTCGATTATAATAAATTACTTTATGTTCATCTGATAAAAAATACAAATGACAATAAAAACCAAGAAATTATAAAAGAATGGGTTTTGACTCCAGAAGCAGGAACAAAAGAAGAAAATAAGTATATAATAGGTATGTTTAAAGCAGAAATGGTGCTTGATACTTATATAACTTTAAAAGAAAACGAGAGTTTGACACTTCGGCTAGACGTAGATAAGAATTATAACAAAGACCATATCCTGATGATAAGTACAGGAGATATTACATTTGTTGAGAAAGATGATAAACTTACTTTTATTCTTTCGTATATAGAAAAGAGTGTAAAAGTATTATATATAGATTTAATTGACCCAACGACCCTTATGCAACATTATTTAAATGACATGTCTGGAGTTAACGGTCTTTTTTCTGTACAAATAAATTGGAGTGAGAGTAATTACAAAACAATGCTTATTGCAGCAGAAAGTATAAGACAAATTCCTGGAGCTAAATTATACGGATCACCAAATGATTTTTTTGACTGGATGAAAGTATTAGGGTATGAATATGATATTGACGGGACAAAGTTGATTTTTAATTTTAGGGATGAGTATTTTAAAAGTTCATTTGCTGCGATGTCTATGCGAAAAGATGAAATTGCAGACTTGATTATTAAGGCAGATAATACCTATGCTTATACTTCTGTTGAAATAGGATATGATAAGCAGGATTATGATACCATGAATGGCCGATGTGAACCCAATGGAATGTTTTCTTACACAACCGGATATATAACACGTACAGATAATAAATTAAGTCTAATAAGTCCTTATCGGGCCGATTCCATAGGTATTGAAATGTTGTGTCAGGAAAGCGATAAACAGACGACAGACACAGATTCTGATAACGATGTTTTTTTTGTTGCCTTAAAAGAGAATAGCGAAGATTACTCTGAATACAAAGATATCTATATTGAAGATAAGGATTTCTCTAGTCTGAAACTGTTTAATGCTCCGTTTAATCCGTATTATTTAATAAAAAGAAACCAAAGCCTGATAGGGATAAATGCTGATAAGGTAAAATTTAAAGCTACAGATATGAGCCGGACGGCAATTATAATAGATAACGGGCAATCTGTTGATCCATATGCCGATCAGATAATTTCTAAAAAATTATTTGAACCAATTATATACAACTTTGCGGCAGGAAGCAATAAAGATTTACCTGATCATGCTGCCAGGAATGGGTTGGTTAAAATAAATTGGAAGGATGAAATTTACACTGGCTTTATTAAGGAAATCAGGAAGAATTATGCTTCCGATACAGAAACCACTTGGGAATTATGGGGATTTAAAGATAGGGCGGTGTAATTGTTTTAAATAAAACATTTCATGTATAATATTTTATTATTTGTATTGTTTTTTATATTTTTGTTGAAAATACAACAATAATATGTCTGCTATTTTTATATCTGAATTTAGTTCTCTGAATTTTAGAAAAGACTGGAAATTGTCTTTTCAGCAAAATGTAGATTACATACCAAAATTTCTTCCTACTGATAATATTCAAGTTCAGTATGTTGTCAAAGATTTTACACTAACCCCTTATCTTAAAAATATATGCACTGGAGAAGTCAAACAACTTTCTCCGGTACTTTTACTTGAAAATGAATCGGAGAAATGTTATCAATTAACAATTAATAATTCTTCAATATCCTCAGATACAGAGTTTAATTTATACTTTGCTTCCGATCAGGATGGGGAGAAAATTAAAGATGCAAATTTTTGTGTTTGTACTGAACTGCCCGATACGATTCTTCTTGAATATACTAACCGAAAAAATGTTTACGAAACAATTTTTGACGGTATAGACCGATTTTTATTCAGGGTAGAAGGGGCTTTTTTGCCTCAGGAAATATCCTTTGAAAATAATACAGAAGAATTTAGAGACCAACGATATGTATCTAAAATTCTTTCTTCTACAGCATTTGAAAAGAAAACTTTGACACTTGGTGGCGGAATGGGAGTTCCTAACTGGGTAGCAAGGAAAATCAACTTGATTTTTTCCCTAAGCTCAGTACATGTTGAAGGGACTCCGATGGTGAGAAGTGACGGCGGAGCTGTTGAATTAACTGAAATCGGTAAATATTATCCTCTTTATATTTATAAAATAGTACTTGAAGATGGAGAAGATAATGAAGACACTGGAGATGGTATTATTGAATATTTGAGGGCGGTAGACGAAAAAAAAAAGATAATACGCAAATCTTCTGAGAACGATTTACGAGTTTATTTAGAAGGTACTGGGATTGATACTGCAAAGATGATTCGCGAATTGGAATTAATAGGCGAATTATCAATGAATTATACCATAGAAATTGATGACAATCTATCAGGATCAACAAATAAGACAACATTGCAGTCTTTGATTCAGTTTATTTCGAAAGATTTTGTTACAAATAATAAGTTCAAGGAATATATTGATCAACCTGTCCGTACTACTGACGATGTTAAATTTAACTCTGTAGTAGCCAAAGAGAGTATAAAGACGGGGAAAGTCACTGCTGAAGAAGTAGTATCCGAAAACTTTACTTCCGGCTTATTAGGTGTCGGCCACAGGCTTTGGAATGGAGTTTTAGAGATAAGTGAGCTTATTGTCCGTAAGACAATGCATGTTTTTGAAATAATTGTACAGAAGGTTACTTCGGTAAATGGCAGCATGCTCACGACCCCGGGAGGTGGAGTAAGAATATCAGAGGTAGAGGAATTGGAAGATGGTTACAAATGCTTATTTAACAATGATGATGGGACGATACCGAATCCTTTTATAGTAGGAGATCAGGCGTTACATCAGGTATTTACCGGAAAGAATATAGGAAGATACTGGCGTCTTGTAACGGAAGTTGGTGATAATTATTTTGTTCTGAGTAAAACAGATTGTGAAGCCGGCAGTGGGATTCCACAGGTGGAAGATGAAATTATTCAGTTTGGTAACAGAACTGACAAAAACCGTCAGAATGCAGTCCTTACTACTTCTTATGGTTCAGATGCTCCCTATACTGCATATTATTCTAACGTAAACAGCTATTCTCTTGAAGGGAAAGAAGATGTTCGTGAGGGTAATTTGAGAGGTATTAATGATCCTGATTTCGGACAACTTCAAGGTAGCGGATTTTATGGTAAAAATGTTTATTTAAAAGGTATCTTCCGTTTATTGTCCGGCAAAACGGTGGAAGAGTCCATCGGAGACGTGCAGAGTAATCTGGACAACCTCCAAGTAGGAGAAACCAACCTTCTTGACAATAGTAACAAGGGATGGAAGAATACTGGTTATCCAATAGCGACCATTTACTTAGGAGACTATAAACCTAAGAAGGGAGAAGAATGTACAATTGTTATTAAAGGCAAATTAGGGGCGAATAAAACAAACTGGGCTGTTTACAATTCTGGAGGGAATGTTATATTGGCTAGTTTTTATCCTGGTGGTCCCGATACAGATTATATTGCTTTGAAAACTTTTAAATGGACGTTAACGCCTGCTATTGATAATACATTTATTCGGATATATCCAATGCCTAATAGTGTATCTGTTGAATCTGAAATAGAGTGGGTAAAACTAGTATTAGGCAATAAAACTTCGCTATTGTGGACTCCCTCCATTAATGATCAGAAGCAGATTGCAATAGATGAAGCGGGAAAGGTTGTGGATGGGATACAGATCGGTTCCCAGAACCTTATATCCAAAAAAATGATGTTGAAGTGGAATGAGAAGAACAAGGATATTGCAGTCTGGGGAGAGGATGAAGATGGGGTGTACTTGGCATGGGATTTAGCACTAATGAGATCATCTGGTATTGCAACCGGTACTTATAATGGTCAATATGTTGATATTTTTGAGAATAAAATAAAATACAAGACAAACACACAATATGTAATTAGTATTGAATCGAAATCTGTGGCAAGAAGTGGAGATATATTCTTTTACTATACAGATGGAAGCAGAAGTATTCACGGATTAAGCATAAGTTTTGGAAGAATAGATTTAGTATCAACATTAGGCAAAACGGTTGAAAAAATTTGTTTTTATATCGGATCATTTAATAATCCAAAAATTTACAACATCTCCCTAATCGAAGGCAATAAACCCCTGCAAGGCTTTCCAGTAGCAGCAGAAGACCAGATCGGAGCTAATAACGTTAATTTGGCGGATGGTACAAAAGGGCCGTTTACGGTTGAAGGAGAAACAAATGATTATGCATATAAAGCTCTGTATATGCCTGTAATCAAACCGAATACAGTTTATTATGTGAATGCCCAAAATATAGAATTCTTATCAGGTAATATTAGCAAGTGTGATTTTATTTTATTTGATAAGGCTATTAAAAATTACCTGACACCTACTTATCATCATCTTTATGATAAAAATGGTGGTATTCTGATTACCAAAAATGACTTTGAAGCTCAGGAAGGGTATTTACTTTGTTACGCCGGAGAATCAGGGCATACCGCTGGGAATTCGGTCCGGTTTACCGAAGTCATGCTAGTCGAAGGCTTTCTTCCCGCCCCTGTTTGGACTCCTTCTTTCTCCGAGCAGCAAGCAGAAATAAAAACAATAACGAAAACCATAACAGAAATCAAAGCCGAAAACGGAGAAATAAGTTTGAGGGTTAATGAAGTTTCTGAGAGAGTGGAAGAGGCTAAACAAGAGGCAATTGATACTGCAAAAGAATACACAACTCTTAAAACATATCGTGAAACAGAGATCGACTTAAGGGCTGAAAAGTGGGATCAGGACACATATTATCCGGTAACTATTAAAATACCAGATGATGAGACAAGGATAGAAGTTTATTCTCTATTAAGCTATAGTTTTGGGAAACCATCTTGGTCAACTCACGATAGCGGATTTTCTTTTTTATGTGTATGGCGTAGTAACGGGAGTGGATGGGGGGCAAATGTTGTTAATAGAATAATTGAGGTTTTCGAATATAGATTTACCAAGGAAATACCCGATACTACCCCAGTGCAATATATACCTCCTGCCGGCAGTATTGGGCAACTAATCAGTAGTAGCGAAGAACTTATTTATCTTCGTGGAGGTGGTAGGTACATATTTAGAATTGGGAACAATTGTGTAGCAGTAGTACACGATAGTCGTTATACGGCTCCAGATGGGTCATCTGTTGCTCCTGCTGCTTCGGTAATCAGGCCTGTTCTTACGAATGCAACAAAGGAAGAACTTAATGCTGAAATAAATATAACAAAAGGATTGATCGAAAATAAAGTATCTCTAGATGTCTATAATGAAAATGATCAATTAATAAAATCAGATATTAGCAATTTACAAGTTAGTTACAACCAAATTTCTTCTACAGTATCTAAAATTATAAATGGTACCCAAGAAATATCTGGTGTTGTAACACAAAGTAATTTCGTTACAATTTTTTCTTCAAATAAAAATGCATTAGGGCAAGAAGTTATTGAATCTATTAATGTTGGCGGAGGAGGCGTTACAATTGATGCAAGTAGGATTAATCTTAATGGAGCTATTAGTGCAAACGGGAATGTTCAGATTACAACAGATGGGAAACTTATTGCAGTTAACGGACAGTTTACAGGAAAAATTACAGCGACAGAAGGAGAAATTGCCGGACTGAAATTAAGCAATAATGGATTGAGATCATCTGATTTCAATGCGAGTTCAAAAATAGGCTCTTGTTATGCTAAAAATGGTTTTTCTGTATATGCATCAGGATCCGGCGTACTAGCCCCTTCAACTGGTATGTTACAAGCCGGAATAATAACAGCAACAGGAACTCAAGCAAGTATAACCGGATTAGAGATAATAGCCAAAAATACTTCCAGTAGTGCAACAGTATCAGAAATAACAGCATTAAAATTAAGGGCCATAGACTATGTTGATGATAGTATAAAGATGGCTCCAACTGCGGCTTTAATAGTTGAAGAGGGAGTATCGATATTTAGAGATGCTGTTGAAATTGCTGGAAAGTCTACATTTAGAAATAAGATCTATCTTAATTTAGCCAGTATACCCAATATTTCAGGGGCTTCGAATTATTACCTATGCATAAATAGATCAACCGGACAATTAAGTTACAGATAAATTATAAAAAACATGGAAATTAACTATTTTATTTCAGCAAAAGCAACGGCAACGGTACAGAATATAAATGTATCGCTGAGTGCAGAGTATCAAAAAGAGCAAGCACCGGAAGTTATCTCCGTAGTAGCAAACGGATACTTGGACGACGGGAAGAAATTCATGAATGCAACCCTTAAATACAATCCTAAGTCCGAGGATTTCAATTCGATTAACGGATCAAATGTTGACTTGGGTATTATTCAGGAAATTGTCCCATTGATTACGGAATTTTATGGAAAGATTGTTGAAACAGTCACTTCATTATAACAAATACCAATACAATGAAATACAGTTTTGATACAAAAGATGTGATTGCCATTGATTTATTAGGTAATGACTATATTCAATTGGCAGAAAAAGAGATGAATTCAGCTATTCATCGACTGATTGGCAACATAGTATATATAAATACAAATACTATCGAAATGCACGAAATTGCCAAAAAAATATTCAACGAAGAACCAGTAGATATGAATGAAAATGAAACAGAATTATTTAAAGCTGCAATAATGGGAGCTAGTTGGCATATTTTTATTAAAAATGCAATAATATCTGCTATTAAAAGTAAGTAAAAAAGAGGCCGCCCGCGCGACCTCAATACTATTCCCAAGCAACCCAAGACAATCTTTCATTGCAAGTTTACAATATTTTACCGAAAATACAAAGTAAACCAGCAAATAAATTGATTTAGATAAGAGAGAGCACCACAAAAAATGAAGTATAATGGGAGAACGTAACACCATCGGAGCAATGATGGCAACATTAATGAGCGGATTTATGGATTTTATAGAGCCTTTGAAATGGTTTATGTTGCTTGCAGTAATTCTTATAATTGCGGATTTAAGGTTTGGGATAGCTGCAGCAAAAAAACGAGGGGAACAAATAAGGTTTTCCCGGGCGGGACGCCGGACGATAAATAAGATAGTTGACTATTTGTGTTGGATTCTTTTGGCAGGCGCCATAGGTAAAGCTTTTGGGCTTCCTTTCGATATTCCAATTCTTCCGGCGATAGTATTGTTAGTTATTTATGGGTTTGAAATAAATTCCTGTTATGGCAATTATTTTGAAGCTCATGGTAAGAAAGTAAAAGTTAACATCTTCAAGTATTTTAGCAAAAAGGCTGACATTATAGATGTCGAAGAAAAGGAGGAATTATGAACAAAGACGAATGGAGGCGGTTGATAACCGAGACATTGAAAGAAATCGGATTATACTCTGACAACGCAAGGGAGTTGATAATGGGTACGTTTGCCCAGGAAAGCAATTTCAAATATGTCTGTCAGCTTGGCGGAGGTCCGGCGCTCGGATACGGGCAAATGGAGCCGGCTACCTTTAACGATATTATAGTTAATTTCCTCCGATACAAGGAGGATCTGATGGGTAAAATAATGAAGGCTGCGGGAGTGGTAAATCTGGAACCGGATATGTTAGTAGAAAACAAAAAGCTGATGATCTGCATGACCCGTGTACACTATCTAAGAAAGACAGAACCTCTCCCTTCTTACAAAGATGTTTGGGCTATGGCCAGTTACTGGAAGCAATACTACAATACGCCGGCCGGTAAAGGTACGGTGAAAGAGTTTGTGGAAAACTATACAAAATACTGCCGATAATGAAATGGATATTATTATTTATTTGCCTGTGTATATTTAGCTGCCGGAGTATTCAGTACGTGCCGGTAGAAACTGTAAAAACAGAATACCGAGATCGGGTTGAAAAACTGCAGGACAGTATTTACATTACAGATACCGTGCGAATATTGGAAAAAGGTGATTCTGTCCTGATATATAAGGATCGTTACAAATACATATATAAGAATGTGTTTGTCCACGATACTATTATTTCCCGGGATTCCATTCCTGTTCCCTATCCGGTCGAAGTGGTAAAGAATAAAGTCCCTGGTATAATGTGGTGGCTTGTCCTTTTGCTATTTGCGTTCAGTATCCCATCTGTATTCAAGATAATACGATTTATCCGGGGTAAGATATAAAGGAAAGAAGCCCCCCTTCCAAAATATAGAGCACCACCAATATATCCTGTCTGTAAGACTTCTTTCGGGGAGTTTTACGGACAGGATTTTTATTGGTTGCACTTTTTTGAGAAAAATTTATGAAAAAATTACAAAGGCCGAGTACGATGGTGCGTAATAAACAAGTTATCAGCATATATGAAGAATTAAAAAACTCAGAAAAATATTCAGATTTTTTCCATTTGCTTCCACGTTCTTTCATATACGATAAAATAAAGGAACAGACCGGGTTGTGTCACAAGACAATTGCTGACATACTAAATCACCGCGAAAAAGAAGAGTGAATATGCCCGGATACTACCGGGCAATTAATTATGAAAAAACAATTTCTAATCGTTTTAACAAATCTTCGAATTTGTCTGCATAGTATAATGGTTGTGTTTCTTTGGGATTCGACGGGTTAACCTGATTCTCTCCAAAACCGGCAGCTTTTTCAGTTAAAGATTTGAAATACTTAATTTTACCATTTGATGATGGACGTTGAAGCTCTTTTATGAAACCGGCCCCTATCATCTTTTGGTTAAATTCCCTGGTACTAATTTGTACGCCGTGTTGTTGTAGCAAGACTGTGGGAGCCAACAACTGGCCTTTAAAATGCGTGTAATCCGGTGTAGGTAACCCTAACGGATCTCCGACCTGTTTAAGCATGAATAAAGTAGATGAATCATTTAGGTTAAGTATTTCTCTCACACCTTTGACCCATTCAAGGGAAGTTTTTATTCTTGTAGGGGTTGGATTCAAACTTATATTTTCTGCTGCCTTATGGAATACTTTCCGATATACTTCAAATACCGGACGTACTTTTTTGACTATAAAATATTCAAGACATGATACTGAAATAAAATAGTCTATTTTAGGATTTGGGTTAATCCATTGAGAATCAGGTTGCGGATTTTGCCGGAGCGATACGAAATCTTCCTTCTCAATAAAATCTCTTCTTAATGCCTCAACTGCGTCGGATTTCTTTGTGTAAACCAATGGCCAAACATCTTCCAAGTTTACCGGAAATTCTTCTTTTGATTTTGCTAACTTTAGAACAGCCTTGAAATAATCTTTAACTTCATTTTCGCTACTTTGTTTTGTTAATTGTATTGTTTTCATATCTTTGAATGTTTTTTGCAAAGACTGGGACGGCCAAATCACAAGTCAATGCAGTTAAAAGGAAAGGGCAAAGGAGAAGTTACCAATTGTAGGAGCCGTAACTAATCCAATGCCCTTTTTAAATATCTTTCCTCGGAGGCTCCTACACGACCGATTTGTTTTCTACTACAAAGCTAACCCTTATCATTATTATATGCAAATCATAAAATTTTTCAAATTGCTGATTATTATACTATTTACGATTCCAAAACGATAATGTAATGGCTTCCACTCAAAAGGTTATATTTTTGACTATCAATATTTTATCAGTCTATTTTCTATTCCACTGAAATAATCATCCTGATTAGTTAACTAAATTACATTATTAAAAATAGTTAAATACTACAACTCATTAGTAATCAATATAATATTCTTTGTTAAATTTTCTTTAATAAGTATATTGATGGACTGAGATAACCATTGTATTAAGGGATGGATTTTAATAGCATCCATTGCAACATTACTTATCATATAAAACTTTCTTTTTTATTGGAAATTTATTCTGTTTAAAGTCCTTAAACTTCTATTACATAGGAATGTAACTTTTTACAAAACAGTTGTTTATGTCGAATTTTGGGATATCCGGCAATGGTGCCGGGGTAATTTAAAATTCGATAAAAATGAGCGAATCAAAAACTTTTGTTTTCCCGGAAAGCGGGAACGGAGGCGGAAGTGGAATGTTAGCCATGTTGGCTCCTTTGCTTCAGCAAAAAGGGATCGATCCGAACTTACTTGTAGCTATGCAAGGCCGTAATAATAACGGATTCGGTGGAGAAGGCGGATGGTTTATTTGGGTTATTTTCTTGTTCTTCCTCATGGGTTGGGGTAACAACGGATGGGGAAATGGTGGCTTTGGCGGTGGCAATGGAGCAGCAGGAATCCCCAATCTGATTAACAACGACACAGGGAGGGAGTTACTAATGAGTGCCATTCAAGGGAACGGTCAGGCTATCAACAATCTGGCAACAAATCTGAACTGTTCAATCGGTCAGGTTCAGCAGGCTATCAATGGTGTAATGTCACAGATTCAACAGGTGGGAAATCAGGTAGGGCAGAGTTCTATGCAGATTATTAACGCTATTCAATCCGGTAACTGTCAGATTGCACAACAGATTGCATCATGCTGCTGTGAGAACCGTCTGGCTATCTGTCAGCAGACAAACACCCTGCAAAATGCAATTAATGGTGTTGCAACCGGGCAGGAAAGAGGATTTGCATCCGTGGCCTATGAGACACAACGTCAGACCTGTGACTTGCAAAATTCCATCAAGGAAAGCACACAGCAGATTATTGCCGGCCAACGTGCTGCCGAAATGCGTGAGATGCAGAACAAAATTGACAAGCTCCGTGAAGAAAACAGCACTTACAAGAGTTCAGCTATGACTTCTCAAATTGTAGGCCAGGCTACCGCACCTCTTGGAGCCGCTTTGACAGATTTAAGCGCACGCCTTGCCAAGATTGAATGCAAGCAGCCGGAAACTGTGACTGTGCCTTACAGTCCTATTGCGGCAGTTCCCAACTGTGTGGCATACCAATACGGCTTGTATGGTGGTTTTAATCCTTATGCTGCCGGTAATGGCTTTTGGGGTTAATTGAGAAAGGAGGCTATTATGGCAGTATATCCTTTTCAATTCGTAAACCGTAGGGGCTCTGCGGCTATATCGACCTCGGGCGTAACGGTCAATACTGCTAATGTGGTGTTTTCCTTCCCCAATCATGCTTTTGTGAACGCATGGTACAGAGGGACGATATACATTAACATTGCCCAGACGATACCTACCGGGACAACCGGCACACTTCCCATTCTGTTCGAGACCAATGGGGCTACCCAGGCGATCACTAAATATAACGGGGGAACGCTGACTGTGGCAGACATTCCCGGTACTGGTGTGTATGAGTTCTGGTTTGACCGTGCAACCAACACGTTGCAGATTATGACCGGAGTGGTTTAAAACAACTAAGGACGGGAGAAATCCCGTCCATTAAAGAGTTAATTAATTATGCCTTTTCAGAATTTAAGAATAAACAGCGAGTTCTTTGTCCTTCATAAGGACGGCACTCCATATATTGAAGTCGGTTCCGTAACCGGGGTTTCCAATCCCGTACCGGAGTTTATGCAACAACCTCTTCCTTATGGACAACCTCCGAGAATGGTGGTCGACATAACAATCAAGGTCGGGGAGCAGACTGTCACTTTCCAGAAAATACCGGCAATGTCAGACATTGCTGATGCGAACTTTCCCGGTGGTGGGAATATGGTGATATCCGGTTCACGGGAATCTATGAACGCGGAAGTTGCTGCAATGAGAAACCGTTCATCGGAGATATTAGGCAGCGTAGACCATCACCGTTCAGTTCTGGAGTCTTGCGACAAGATGCTTCAAATTCTTAATCCGGAATTTGCAGAGCGCCAACGTCAGGATGCAGAGAATAAAGCCCTAAGACAAGAGTTGAGTGAACTGAAAGCAATGATGGCTGATTTCTTTAAGTCTTCCGAAAAGGCATCTGGTAGTAACAATTCTAAAAAACAATAAGCTATGTATATGGTAGAAATATCTGAAAACAAAGTCGAGAAGATGTCCGACTATGCAGAAAAGATGCTTCGCTATGGTGGCAAACTGATGCAATGCCTGGAGGAACTTTCTGAAGGGGAAAGCATGGGGCAACGCGAGTACGACGAAGATGATTACGACGATGATGAAATGGGTGAACGCGGCGGGTATGGCCGTGGTGGATACGGAAACCGTGGAGGTTATCCCGGTGGAATGAACCAAAGACGCGGTGTAAGAGGTACCGGAAGATACTCCCGTTATCGTTAATGTTTAATAAGAGGTGCGGATTATTCCGCCCTCTTTCAAAAATAAAAGATATGCACAAACAACCACTTGATTCATACGATGAAATCCCTGCTGAGATGAGATCATATCTCAGACATAACGGATGGAATTTTAACAAAAAAGCTTGTGATCTGGCTGTACATGGTATGAAAAAGATAAATCCTGCAACGGGGAAGAAAGAACGAATTGAACCCATGACCAAGGAACAGGTAGAAGAATTACTTTCTAAAAATGGAGTTAAACTCGAACATAATGTAGGATATAATTTTGTCTACGTATGCAATATGGGGCGGGCGGACTATTTAAAATCAAGCATCCCGGACGAGCAGCATTTAGCTCTTTATGTGAAAGACGTTATTGATGATCCTGACAATGAAGGCGGCAATGTGTTCAGGAAATGGTATGCAGATTGTGTCGCTAAGGGTGAACCGGTAGAATGGGAGGAAATGATATAATATGATCCGGCAGAGGTTTGAACTAGGTAAACATGATTGGGAAGTATTTGTCTATTATGCGGTAGATACTTATTATGTAAACGAGATTATGGACAGGCTATTCAGTATCGGATGCCGTGACGAAAATATCCGTACTGCATATAATAACCTTACTGCCGGGCAACTCGATACCGGACTGACCTATTCAAACTATGCAACCCGTCAGACTGTAATGGTAATAGCTATTACTTCTTCCGCAAAAGAGTTTGAAAAATCATGGCGGCATGAGTGCGGACATCTTGCTACACATATTTGTCAGGCTTTTGATATTACTCCATACGGAGAAGAAATACAATACCTAGGACAGGACATTGTGGAAGCGACATGGGACATAGCAAAGAACTTCCTTTGTGAGTGTCATTGTTGCAAGAAAAAGAAAAAAGAATTATTAAAATGAAGAATAAACAGCTGAAAAAAGCATTGAAAAGCAATACACCAATAAATAGTCTGTATGCTTTAATTCCTGCCGGACAACGGGATGCATTTAAGAAATTTGCAGCAATGTTCGGATTTAATGATGAAAAGATAAAAAAGATCCTGGCAAACGAAAAGAATTAAACACACCATGACCGAAAAGTTTGACATACTTGTAAACTTAGCCGACAACGCAGCAAGCAGCTATATCAGCGAAATAGCCCTGTTTGCTTTAAGATGCCTGTAAGGCCGCGTAAATATTTAGTCGTGAACATATCGGAAGGTATGAGAGGGGAGTTGTGTCCCCTCTTTTTTGTAACTTTATGCAATGTTGATGCGTATATGTTAAAAATGCCATTATAAAATGATTTTCTGGATTTTTTGTTTGTAAATCATATTTCCAGAATCTATATTTGTGGCATAATTATGCTCTTGGCTTCGTATGTTCTACCAATTTTGGTTTAATAATGAGCATGCCGACCCAAGAGCCTTTGTTTTTTATAATGATATGAAATCAAACAATAAGCCAGAATCTAATTTTAGTGCACCAGTCAAAATAGCTGTTCTAATAGACGGAGGATTTTTTATTAAAAGATATAATTATTTATATAATAAGGGAAAAAACAAAACTCCTGAGGAAGTTGCTGATGACATTTATACATTAGCTCATTCACATGTTGGGAAAGAAAATTATCTTTATCGTATATTTTTCTACGACTGTGTACCTTTTTCAAAAAGAGTTCATAATCCTATTTCTAAAAAATGTATTGTTTTTGAGAGAAGTCCTGAAGCTATATTTAGGAATAAAATATTTGAAGCCTTAAAACAAAAAAGAAAAGTTGCACTTAGACTAGGATATCTTAAGGATTCTGGCAATTGGCAAATAAGACCAAATAAAATAAAGGAATTATTATCTGGTTCATTGAAAATAGAGGACTTACAAGAAAGTGATGTTTATTACGAATTAAGGCAAAAAAGTATAGATATGAAGATAGGGGTAGATATTGCTTCTTTATCATTAAAGCATTTTGTTGATAGAATTGTACTTATATCTGGTGATGCTGATTTTGTTCCAGCATCTAAATTAGCGAGAAGGGAAGGCATTGATTTTATCTTGGATCCTATGATGGCTCATGTAGATAACTCTCTATTTGAACATATTGACGGAATGAAGTCTCCCAAAATACCACCTAGAAGGAAACAAACTAAGTAATAGCGAGGACTAACCTCGCTACTTCTTTCCCTTTAATTTGCTAATAACCCAGTCCCGAAATTCATTTTGTATCTGGATAGCTTCTTTATCTGGTAAGTTCAAAGCTCCTCCTCCGGTTAAATGTCCCCATCCACGCAATAATAATATGTTTTCGTTATCTTTTTGTATGAACACATCGTTTGCATACGTTATATTTCCCAAATTCAGATGTGTATCTTCATTGCTTAGTGTATCACAAATATTCCTGATAAGTTCATTGTTTCTTGTAAGGATCATAAATGCCATAACACCATTAGATGAGAATATGTATGGTTCTGATATCCGGAATGGAGGTTTATAAATTTCAAGTGCTTTCATATTTATTCATTTAGTTTTTGAATCGTTTTTGTTGAGTATCTACAATCAGGTTTTTGATAACTTTTTTTCGTAAGATATTTCTCACTCACGTATCCTAATTTCATACCTCGGCTATAAGATGATGCATCAACATCATAGTACCACTCTTCATTATATCTGTATATATCTAGTATTTTTACAAGGAAACATGAACCAACACCATAATGTAGATATGCCTTTTGCCCAGCATGAAATTTAGGCAGATAAATAAGGTTATTCATTTAATTCCTCAATAAATTCACTCATGTACATATACTTCATCATCACACAGGATATGACATAGGTCTCCTTTTATTATTTTTGCTTTTCTCATATTCGAAAATGTTTCTATTAAAGGATTATTTTATTTGCTCCCGACATTATCACCACCAAAATGTTCTATAAGTTCTTCTACTGTAGCTTTATGACAGTATAGAGGTTCTATTTGTGTACCAACATGTCTTCCTCCACTGCGATCTGTTGCCATAAACCAACTGCCTTGTGGAAAATCTGTATATATTTCTACATCCATAACAAACCATTGATTTTTATCTGAATCATCTCTTAGTGATGCAATAGCTAAAAAGAGTTCTTCATTAGTTTTACAATTAATCCTTCCAGCACAATTCCATGTTGAATAAGGATCTTTAGTATCAAACATTTCATAAGTAATTGTAGTATATGTAGGGTATTTATCATTTACCGCAGTGGCAATACATAAATATGGATCTTCAAGGAAAATCTTTGAACGTTTATATCCTAATTTTTCTAACTTTTTACAAAGTTCCAAAGTATTCTTTCTTATAAAACAAGGTGTGGTAAACATAGTTGCTTTTTTAATTCAATTCTAATATTTTCATCAATTAACCTAATAGTATCTTTTAAGGAAAAGGAGTGGCAAAACCCACAACCATCTTTATCCACAGCTTCCCATACCACTCTTTTTTCCGGAGGATAATACCCAATGCAGTTTATCTGAATACCCTTATAGGTATAATGACCTTTACTGATTTTAATAAGATCCTTATTATTTCTCATGTTCCTCCTTTACTTTAAGTGCATATCCGTCAAATAGATGACAAAGCGTAACTTGGTCACTTTGAATGAGAATAGTACAATCCACTTTATCCCTGACAGCACAATCACTACATACCCGGGAATATTTGTTCCTTACATATATTATCCCCTCAATCTTTATTTCCTGTATTTCCATTTTACTCTGGTAGTAAGTAATTCCTATATAGATCAATAAAACGAGTTCCTATGTAAAAAGCATCCTCTCTTTTGCCACAACATAATTTAGGATCATAGTTAATGTATGTACCATGCTCTACTTCTTTATATTTAAATTCACCTTTATCCCATATAAAAGACGGGTAATATATATCTAAACCATTTTTAGAAATACCAGGTTTCCAATCATTGTTTAATATATTACAAGCTTTATAAATCTGTATTAGTTTTAAGCGTGCTAATTCTGAACTATCATCACATTCTATATCAGGAACTGATCCTGTGATTTCACATGCATCCTTATAGGTCTTCACCAGTTCCTGGAAACTCAATATAAGTCTTTCTATTCCGAAGGTATCTTCAAGCTTTTTCTTAAACTCTCCGGATGTATTCGAATAAATAATCCTAGCCTCTGTTTCTGTTATTAGTAATGTTTTCATCTTGTTATCTTCTTCTAATCCTTTTAGGAATACGTAACCTATTTTAGAAGGGGAATAAACTCTCATAGGATCTATATGGGTTCCTAAATGTTGAACTCTGCATAATACCATCCATTGATCACTAGGGATACTCCCTTTATTTAACTCTTTAATGGCTTCATATATTTTAAGACAGTCTCTGGCATCCTCTGAATAGTCTATCTCCAGTTGTTTCAATAATCTATCCTTTAGTTCACTCATAGTCTTCAACTTTATTCATACCATACTACTCTAACTGTATCAATATAATCCTCTTCCTCTGCACTCTCCATAGCTTCTTCCCTTGTATTGTAGATACACCGGGCCGACACTATTCCAGCATTTCTATATATATTAACCCATCCTTCATGTTCTTCCAGAGGTATTACAAGGTCTATATTACGAATATTACCTCTCAAGTATTCACCTTTATCGGAAAAGGAATATGCAGCCTCATATATTGAGTTATCTGCATTTTCAACCAGGGCTATTATAGGATAATCACCTAATGTTTTAGTATCAAAACAAATAATCCTTGCTTTACGCCCGTCTCTTGTACAAACAGGTTTACCAGCTTTAGCTTGTTCGAGATCAAATGGTTTAAATTTGTTGTTTTCTTTTGTTTCCACTATTATCTCTTATTTAATGTAGGTTTAATAATCTTCTCTTTTCTTTATTGTGACTGTCTTTCATCTAGGTATTTCCATCCAACAATCATTTTCTGAAACACAGATATATCCACATCCATACACATCCCAATACAACTCACCTTCATGGAGTTGTAGCATAGCAGTAAATGCGTCTTCTCCATGTTTAACTAACACATAGTTTGGATATCCTATTCTAGGTTTTCTTTCTCTAAGTTTGATCCATAAAGGACCCTTCTTATAACCGGAAGGAATAGAGTTAAACTCTGTGTCAATCTGCCTCTGATTAGATAGACATTCAAGTTGTGGATCAGTATCTTGGTTTTTCATATCAATAAATATTTAAGTTAGTAGCATTAATTGCTAAGCCTTTGTTTATTAATCCGCGATAGTCAAAATGATTGGCATTTAGCCAGTCGATTGCGGAGATTATATCATCTTGGGTTATTTCTACAAATTCTGTTTCGTCCTCAGGACCTATTGTAGATTTAGAACAAATCGTAAAAATTTTAGATTCTGATGACGCCTCATATATATCAACATGCAGATCACTAAGGCTGTTAAATTCCTTTATCTGCTCATATGTCATGGAAGATAATGGAAATAGATACAGCTTAATATCATTTATACGTACATCGTAAAAATCAGGAGGAGTAATCCTGCCTTTTGTAAATACAGTACAGGTTCTTTTTGCTACCCCACTTAGTACACCAACCTCGTTTGTACTAAGTTGAACCTTAACTTCATATGGAAGTCTTGCACTTAAATCTTTTAATAAAATATCTCTTTCTTCCTGTGTCATAACTTTTTACTTAAGCATTCAAGCTAAAATTATACCAAAACAGACTTCCGCAATCACAACATCTACAATTGGCTGCGGATGTAAAATATCCTATTTCGTAGTGATAAGATCCACAATAAGGACATCTACATAGATTTATACTAGTCATTTTTCTCATCTTTAAGTATTAGTATTTATAGCATTTTATCGGACAAAATTTTCCATTAATTTCATTCCCGACATTTGTAACTCTTCTCATGTTATCTGTTTGAACAGATAAAAAACGAGAAATCAAATCATCAAACATATATATATTTTTACCGTCTGACACTTGATTTATGCCTTTCCGGAAATAAACAATGCGATGTGATTTGTTTGATACGGCATATACAAACACAGGTTTGCCTATTCCCTCCAGATTTTGCAATTCTTTGTGCTGTTCGAAGCATGTAGCTTCTACAACTTTTTTGAAATCATCTTCGTTTTCACCATGCAATTCCTTTTTAATTGCTTTAAATTTGACATACACCTTACTCCCTCTTTCTGTAAGGTCTACTTTATCCATAATATCATGAACAAAAGGTATTTCATGGATTAGAATTATACAAATTTTCATAACTTGTTTTCGTACAGGTTGTTATATTTCATTTCCCCCTCCTCTCTAAAAGTTTATTTTCAGCAAGATAACAAAGCATTTCATAAGCAGATTCTAGTAACGTATCCCCATAAATTGGAGTGGAAAGTTTACTTCCGTCACTATCTTCAGTAGTCCCGTAGTATATTCCCCACTCATCTATACATCTTTCTATTCTAAGAGAAAATACTTCATTTGATTCAGAGAGTATTCTGGAAGGGATAATATTTAATAAATCTTGGAGAGTAAACACTCCGTAATCCATTCTAAGTGAGTGGTCACAGTCCTCCATTTTAGCATCGTAGTATCTGTCTGATACTACGATTTCTTCCCTTAAAGCTTCTGCTTTATCATAATCTATATAATACCCCTCTTCATCTTTAAAGAGGTGTATAATACTGGCTTCCTGTGTATCAACACCTAAGTCTCTTAGATGTCTCATCTGACTTATTGACAAAACTTGGTCTTTCATAAATTTGGCTCTATAAATTCAACATTGTATTTTTCACAGTAGTATTCAAAAGGTTTTTGACTGAAAGGGTATATGGTCATTGGGCCTATAAAATATCCGTCACAGTGTGTCATTTCTTTATATTTCTTTTCTGCTGTTTTGCGTATTTTATGCTCAGTTCCATACCCTGATTTATGCAAGAAAAATACAGTTATTTTTTCTCCTTTATCAAGCAGCTCCTTGAGCCGTTTGTAGTCTTTGCTGGTTTTGTAGGGTATCATGTTAATCTACTAATTCAAATTCATAAACAAATACATAGGGGTTGGATTCCCATGTAGCTTTGCCGTAGACTTTATCGATGAGAAAATGATATGCGTCCTTTGCGCTGTCTGTGGCGTATGCCCAAGTATGTTTCTCCCAAGGAACACGGTATCTCGGCGTTCCATCCGCATCGAACTTTTGCACAACACCTTCTTTCAAGCAATCTTCATCGGAAATGTCTTGCAATCGCTCTACGCGGACGTCGGTAATGCGGATGTGGTGGGGCATGAGGTCGGAGCGAACGAACATTTTGTTGTTCCAACCGGCTTCGCAAAACGGGAAAGGATCTATCCCTATTTCAGAATATCTCTGCGCAATGGCAACGACTTCGCCAATCTTGTATTTTGGAAGTATCTCGCCTTCATCAAATGCAATCTCGTTATCATCATACATACAAGGCCAGTCGATTATCGCATTATCAGACATGCGCTTATAAACATAAAAACCTGCCACCCATTTGCCCTTGAACTCCCTGGGGCAAGTTATAATTCTTCTTGTCATGGTCTTCCTACCTTCCAATACGGCTTGCGTAAGCCGATATCTATCTGAGAAATTTATCTTTTTCATACATATTAATTTTAGAGAGGGACATTACACCCCTCTAGGTTGAGTTATTGAATTGCTATTATATTCTATTTGTTTTGGATTTGTGGTCTTAGATTATATTTACTATCAATATCAGATAACATTTCCTTTAAATAATATGCTTGTTCTGCTGTTATTGTTAAATTCTTTTTCCCTGATTCAATCAGGATACTTCCCCCATTGTATGTAATTGAAATTTTACCCATATTTATATTGTTTGATTTATTTTCTGTCTGCTTTTTAAAACACAATCTTTTACCGCGTTTGAAGCAATAAAACTTGCTTTTGCACATTCATTGTTGCCTTGTAGATTATTGTTCTTAATATTTTCCGAAGCCAATTCTTCAGCAAATTTCACTGACATAAGTTCAAGCCGGGAAAGATTATCACGGATATTAGCTTTCTCCGGTAAGTTTTTTCTTTTGTCTGATTACATCAGTTTTACCGCCAAATAAAGGGGAGTAAATCGCATTCGTACATTGCCGGAAACCATCATGTTTTACACCATGTTTTGCAAGAGTAGAAGTAAATGTATTACGTACTACTTTCCCTTCAAAACGTTCTTGAATCCATTTTTCATCCTTACCTCTCTTTTTGTAGGCTTTAATGTACCGATCTGCTATAAGGTCGGGATTTTTTTCTTCTTCGATACGCTGGAAGAAAACCTCGTTTATTAGAATATGGAGTTTGGGATCCAACCATTTTGCATAAGCAAGTGCTAAATTTTTATGCGCCCATGTTCCTCCATTTGATTTCCCTCGCTTAGATTTCAAAACCCCCATTTTTGGGGTATTTAAAAAATTGCACACTGTATCAATAAGTTCAATTGTTGATTCACGGCGTTGCCATGTAGATGGGTCTTTTTTATTTGGGCTATTAGCCGCTTTCCATAAATCTGTCAGACTAAGCATGTCGCCGTCCGATCTGACATTACCCAAAATACTATTTTGAGTTTTGTCAAATAAAACTAATTCTTTCATGGTAAGTTATTTTGTAGTAAATGAATCAAGATAAAGCTGCGCGAGGCAAGCCCCGTGATAGTCGAGATTTGCCCGGTGTGTTTTATGGAACTCGGCGAACCTTTGGAAAGCACCATCGCTTAGGATAAAGTAATAGGTTCGATTCTTACACCGTTTTTCTTCCTCTTTCTTCTGCTTTTCCAGAATGTTCTGCCTTTTCTGTTCAGCCAGTTCCGTTTTTAATTCTTGATTTTCGGATTTAAGCGTCTTGATTTCACGCTCTAATTGCAGTAGTTTACCCTCGTTTCGTCGGGGTGGACGTTGAATAGATGCTACACTGATAGCAGCTTTCAAATTTTCACGATTCTTGGTCATTCGCGTATGAAATTTGAAATTAATAAAATAAAGAAAGCTACTCGCCTCCCTAATTCGACCAAGAATCAATTGTGTACAGTAAAGCACAGCAATCCGCAGGGATTTGAGTAGCTTATTTTTTTAGATAAGATACATCACATAACAGCATAAAAAATGCTGCACTTTCAATTACACTAAAAGATTCTTGGTCTGAATCGAAAGCAAACATACGGCATTTTTCCGACAAATCAAAATCATTCTGCATAGGGATTATTTTTTTTCATTCTTATACCATTTTACAAATTTTTCAACTGCTTCTTTCGATTCGATAATTTCATTAAATGCCCATTTCGGAAGAATGGATTCAAACGCACAGTAATAACATCCCCAGATTTCCCTGCTTCGGTTAGCTCCCTTTGCAACTTCTGGATTATCTGTAAAAAGATGCCAATGTATGGCAATAAAGCTCTCATGGAACCATATCTCTGAGCGTTGTGTCCTTCCTTTGTTATCTTTTGTTGTTATTGTCATGATTTATCATATTAATTTAAATTCAGGAATAATTTCTTATATTTGCAATGCGCAAAGAGTTGCGCATATTGTTTTGTAATTGTTGTAGTTGAGTTTAGTACTTACCGAAAAGACCAAAATAAGAAATACAGATACTAAGCTCGTTGGACTACGTATATACGTGTCTGCGAGTTTATTTCTGTAAGGGTATTGGTCTACCTCGGTAAGAATAGATAAAGCAGACACGTTTTTTTTGTGGTGTCTGTTGTAGTGGAGTTGGCAAGTACGTCATCATTTAGGTGGCGTCCATTTTTATGTGATAAATTGATAATCAGGAATGATACTCATTACCCAAAACAACAGAATATCAAAACATTACTAATGTGATGGGTATGTGATAGCCATTATTTGAGTAGTGACGGATTGTCGTGGATATTGCCTATAATCTCTACCTTAGGTTCTCGTCCAACATATAGTATTCTTCGTTGTGATGTAAACCCTAAAAATCTGGCATCTTTATCCCACTCTACGACTGCTATTATTCCGCAGATACTTTCGAATATATCACCTTCATAAATTCTGTTCCCTTTTATGTCAGTTAACCCTGTAAACTGTCCGACTGTTTCCGGATCTACTTCTATCTGTAAAGGGGTATTAAAAATAAACGATTTTACCCGGCCATTATCCAAATCCTCCATATAAAATCCTTCAACCCATTCACCGAATTTTTTATCAATAGGCTTCCCTCTGAATAATATTTCTCTATTCATGATTTTGTTTTTAAATACCGTTTCCTGACTCCTTTGTACTGTGTTCTTTCAATAATCACAGTACGTGATTTTTCATATTGTTTTTCTAGTTCTTTCATTTGTTTCAAAGCTTCTGTCGCTTTCTCCCTTTCATGTTTTTGGTTTTCGGAAGAATACCAGTTCTGATCTATCGATCCATATTTGTCCATAGCACACACCAATAATTTTTTAATTTATGTTTTTACATACTCCGTTGAACACCGTATCATCAATATCCATATCCAGCTGAGAGGGGAATGTCTTGATGTAATTGAAGAATTTGAAAAGCTTTACATCATCGGTGCCACATCTGTCAATGATAAGCTTTAATGTTTGATACAGCATATCCGAATCCTTACCGAAAAACTCCTGAGTTTCTTCGCTGCAATTCCGGACATATCTTTTCAGGTTCCGGCAATGGGAAAGAAGGAGGTTGAACTCGCGTTTAGCTTCGTGTTTAAATTCGCAATTCTCACTTTTTAGCTTTTCATTAGCCTCGATAAAGCAACTTTCAATAATATCTACTAATACGAAAGATAAGTTGCTTAGTATGTTTGCCTGGTTTTTACTTGTTTCCATGCTTATGTTTTTTATCGTATTTTTTTACCAGCCTCGGGGTAAATATAGCGGCATTTTATCTCTTTAGTGATTTACCATTAAAATGGATTGGCGTTATTGTAATCATATATCTGTGTCAGACTTTCGTTATACCTAAACTTTACATCTCCGACAGCACCGTTACGCTGCTTTGCCATTATCAACGCTCCTTCTCCGACTATTGGGTTTCCATGCTGGTCTTCCAGCTTGTAATACTCCGGTCTATAAACAAATATTACTTTGTCAGCATCTTGTTCAATGGCTCCAGATTCCCGAAGATCGGAAAGTTGTGGTTTCTTATCCATTCGCTCCTCACAAGCACGATTAAGCTGAGAAAGGAGGATAAACGGCACATTAAGCTCTTTTGCAATTATCTTTGCCTGCCGGCTCGCCTGTGCCACTTCTTGCTCTCTGTTCTTACCTTTTTCGCTCATATCGGCAAGCTGGAGATAATCGACAAGTATCAATCCGCATTTCCCTTGCCTAGCCATTTTTTTAGAGTGTGTGCGAATGTACCGCATTGATACGATAGGATTGTCGTCCACGTAAATCGGTAGTTCTGAAAGTCTCTTTTTCGCTCCTGCGATTTCGTTAAACTCTGCGTTTGATATGTATCCGTTCCGGTACTTGTCTGCTTCGATACTCGTTTCTGATAATATCAACCTGTCGGCAAGACTAATGCTGTCCATTTCGAGGGAGTATATACAGACTGGAATACCCTGTCTTGCAGCACTTTTTGCGAAATACAACAACATTGCCGTCTTGCCCATCGCCGGACGGGCGGCAAGGATTATTAATTCTCCACCCTTGAATCCGGAGGTCATCGTGTCGAGTTCTTTTAATCCGGATGTTACACCGGTCATTTTGCCCTGCCTTCGATTGTTTGTCCGGATAATTGATTCATCGGCTGCTTTCTCTATTGCCGTTGAAATGTGCTCCATTCTGTTGTTGCAGGAAAGTACATCATTGATGCGTTGTAGTTGCCTGTCAGCAAATGAAATCGTATCTGATACGTCGTTTGTTCCGTCAGACATACGGATAATTTCCATACTCATGTCTATCAACAGGCGTTCGACCTGTAATTGTAAGAGTATTTTGCAGTAATATTCTATCCGCGCAATTCCTAATCCTGACTGGTTGGTAAGTTCTGCCAGATAGCTGTAATTTCCTGCTTCTTCGATTTTACCGGATTGTTTCAGTTGTTCGGCAACGGAAATCAGGTCTACAGGCGTGTTATCGTCATTCAGTTTTAGAATGGCTTCAAAAATTATCCTGTTTTCGACATCAAAGAAAGAGTCTGCGCTTAATTTCGATACGACATCGGTAATTATATCAGGGGACACTAACATCGCCCCTAAAACAGCCTTTTCTGTAATTGTCGATTTTGATCTACCAGTTTTCAAGTCTTCTGTCATTGTTTTCCTCCTTTCTGTCTTTTAGTTGGATTTTAAGCCATCGAAAAAAATGAGATTTGAAGTCTTTCACGCTTTTCATGTTTTCTCCGGTGCATTCAAGCTCGTCAAAGAAATTGTTTATCCACTCTGTTATGCCGTCCGGTGTGATGTGTTTTTTCATGGCAACAGTTTCCATCCATGCTGTTTCGTCAGAAAATATTCTTTTTTTCAATTCATGGATGTGCATGATTTCGTCCCCAGAAAAATCTAAAGGGGGATTTATAGGGGAATTATTTATTTTCTTTCCTTTCCTTTGTGTACTTTTGTATACATTAATGTCGTTGTTGAATACATTAATAGGATTATTGTCTACATTAATGAGTAGATAAGGATATTCTTCCTTTGGTTTTCTTCTTTTTATTGCCGAGAAATATCGCTTCTGAATGCCTTCACTTGTCAGAATCTTTTCCAAGTTAAAGCAGGAGCTGTCAAAGAACCCCCACCTAACTAAGCGATTCACGATTTGTTCCAGCAGTTCAGAACTTATTCCGGGAAGGGATTTTAAAAGTTTCATTTTTAACGGCTCATTCCACATAATGAAGTATCCATTTCTGTATACCGCACATAGCAGCTTTATTACCGTAATTTCTCCTTTTATCCCGAACTCTCCCGAAATTGCACCTATTTTCTCGTCATCAAAAAAATCGACATCAAAAGAAAAAAAATCCAATCCTTCTTTTAATTGCCTTGCCATGTCATATTGCAGCTTTTAACCGTTCTGATATAATTAATAGTGTGTCAATCATTATTTTTGTTTTGGCTACATCCCGATGATATTTTGCATGGCACTTTTCACAAAGGGTGATTAAATCACTTGTATCGTATTCCCATGGAGCAGCGCCTTGGATATACTTTTTGTGATGGACGTTTAAAGGCTTGTCTGAACGAAAACACATCTGGCATGTGAATTTGTCCGCTTGCATTGCTTCTAACCGTTTACGCTGCCAGCGCGGGTCTTTGAGTAATTCGTCGTATTCCATGTTTCAAATTTTAATATTAGAACACCCTAGTATCTCTTTAAATAGTGCTAATACCTCTGATTTACGATTAGTCCCTCCACAGTTCAAATAACCATCTGTTGCAATTTTGAATGCCTTAATAGCTTTCTTACGTTCTTCGGACCTAGCCATGTTTATAGCAGTAATTGCAATTGGAATAGACACTACATGTTGATTTTTATCCAAAATAATATTGGATAAAGTATTTCTGGTTATTAAATCTTCTGCTTTCATGTTTAAAAATTCATAGTTTATCTATTTCGTTTCGTTGGCACTCGATAAAGTACCGGTACTTGTTAACCGTTTCCATGAGTTTAATGTTTGACTTTTCCAATTCCTGATTTCGGGCTTTGAGTTTTTCGCATTCGTCAAATTTTGCATCATAGGACCTGGAAAGCATGTAGAACTGATGGATACTTACAACTTCATCGGATTCTTTCTTTTTGTCCTGGTATTGGGGTTGTTTTTCTACTTCTTCAGCAATACCGGAGTAGTCTCCTAATAAGGATGTGATAATTAGTGCTATCATAGTTTTTATTCAATTTTTTACTGTTGTTCTGATTCTTTAAATTTACCATCTTGTAAGGTATAGTACACATCTTCTTTTATCTCAATTCCATCTACTTGTTTTGTTACAACTGAAAATGGGATATATCTTTGTTTTTCTTCTGAATACTTCCATTCTGCAAGAGTAATCCATGACCCTATTTTTGCTTTAGCTGATGAATTAATACCAGCGCACATTATGACACAATCATCACCGGAGGAGCCGATCTTAGCGCCATAACCGGAGGAGCCGATCTTAGCGTCATCACCGGAGGAGCCGATCTGAGCGCCATCACCGGAGGAGCCGATCTGAGCGTCATAACCGGAAGGTAATTTTTCAAAATCTTCTTTTGTAAAGATTGTTTTGTTCTTAATCCATTCGATACCCGCTTTAAATAAGCCTAAGAATCCTATTTCAATACCAATCTTTATTTTCTTTCCGCATATTTTCGAATCTCTATTTCTATTCGGATCAATTTCATCTAATTCTACTTCGCAGAATTTGTCATCAATGTTATTATAATAACTCAGAACGTCAAGAGGGTTCTCGCAAGCATGAAAACCGCAATGACATAAATCAGCTTCATCTTCTTTATATTCCTTACCAATTTCGTACTGGAAAATTTTCCCATTGGGCGTACATTGCATGTGCTTGTTAAATCCTTTATATGCTTTAACTGGTTTGCTTCCTTTTTCCATGTCAATTATATTTAGTGTTTTTTTTAATTGTTCAAATTCTTGTTTTCGTCATTAATATGTTTTATTTGTTTGACAATAAATTTGTGAAAACATTCATATCCGGCATCGAAACCTTCTTCTAATCCTTTTTTATAGCCTTTTATTTCTCCTGCTTTAAAAAGAAGATAGAAACATATAATTTGTAGTACTATATTTAATATCCAAGTAAGAACCATATTATTTTATTTTAAATTTTACACATTCAATTTTTCTAGTCAGGCAATTTTCATGCGGCACCACTGAAAACGGGCAATCAACCAATCCGAATTTCCACGGTTGGTAGTAGATACATTTCCGGCAGTCGGAATAGTTTGTTGACAGACGGGAAATGATCGGTTTTGGTTGTTTGGGTTTCGGGGTGCGGGGCATAGGTTAATCTTCATCGTAAGGTATTCCAACTATTTCAGCTAATTCACATACTAAGTCGATGGCATTGATCGTACAATCGTCATCCTGCGATGCATGTTCTGCCGAATGACAATTATTCTCAACCATCCATTTATAAACTAAATCGCATACCTTTTCTTTTTGTTCTTCTGTGTAGTTATTTTTCATGCTGATTCTTTATTAGATAGAAATTTGTTTTAGTTCCCCGCACCACGGCTAAGTAGAACAGGAGCAGGTTATTGGTGCTTTTGCCGATTTTGTATTTCCTTAAGCCTTTGTTGGAATTTACTTTCCCTTATCGGTGCAGATTGCTTATTTTTCTTATAAGCTTCGCGAAACGCAGAGTAACCACTCATTCCTTTTTTCAAGTTTTCTTGGTATCTCTTATACTTTTTTCGGGTACAGAATAAAAATATTATCCGCACTAAAAAACATAACCATATAACCAATAAGACTAAAGATGGAGGGATCCATACTGGAGAAAGTACCCACCACCATGACCAAGCAATTACACTAGTTAGTTTAAGGACAATAAATGCTATTGTTAGTAATCCTATAAATCCGATGCCTCTAGAGGCTTGATTCTGATTGCTCATTTCTTTCCCTCTTCCCTTTCCTTTTTGCGGTTATATTTTTCTGTATAAACAACAAGCTCCCGTAACTTTTCTACGGGAGCCTCTAAGCGATTAAGCTGACAGAGTAATTCGATGCGCTCGCTGTCTTCTGGTGTAAATAAATTATTGCTCATTTCCCCTTTTTATCTTGTTTTTTTTATCCAAAATAATCGTTATATAAATCTTTAAATTGTTTTCCGATGTATTCTGCATCATCAGATGTACCGCAGCAAAGCCGAGAGCCGGGGCCCGTGCCCGTATCCGTGTAGTACGTAACGTCGTAACGAAAACCGGAGGAACGCCAAACAAAATACGGATAATATTTATACTGGCTTGAATTGGAGTAATCTGCTTTCCAATCGTTGTTCATTTTATTTGCAGCTTTGAAGATTGTTTTCAATTTCATGAATGCGATTTCCGACTTTCCGAGTCCACAGTCCATTAAATGCTGTTCGTCAATCGGCTTTTCTCCTATGATTTCACAAGCATCATAGTATGTCTTTACTGCGTCTTGAAAGTTTTTCAGAAATGTTGTCTTCCCGAAGTTCGATTCAAGTACTTCTTTGAAGTTTTCGGATGCTTCAAAGTAGAGTTTCTTTGCTTGTTCTTCCGTTATCTCTAATGTCTTCTTCATGTTTTTTCTTTTAAAGAATGAGTAAATATTCACGATATAGTTTTTTGAATTGTTCTGCGGCGTATTCGGCTAATTCTCTATTCTTAAAGCAAAGCCGAGAGCCGGTGCGCGTGCCCGTAGGCGCGTAGCTCGTAACGCAGTAACGAAAACCGGAGGAACGCTGGTCTTCTCCTTTTTCAACGTAAAACCAGTTGTAATACTTACATTCATCCCAATTTGACCAATCTGGTTCCCAACCTTCATTCAATGCTCTGATAATAATTGTAAGCTTGTAGAATGCGATAATTGATTTCCTATCTTTCTCCGGAAGCATATCTACAACCGGCAGGTCGTTAGGGTTAAGTCTGAGATGCTTGCAAGCATCCTCGAAGGATTTAATTTTGTCTGTGATTTTTTCCATGATATTATAGTTTTAGTGTTATTGTTGTGGTTTTAAATTGTCCGGTATGCGTTCTTTGTCGTCCGGTATGTAGGGGATCACTTCTACAAACTTCGTATCTTCGATTTTTACTATCTCATAGGGTATTACAAATGTTGACAGTGATTTTTCGAGGTTATCCAATGCCCGGTTGATGTTTGATGCGGCAACTAGATAATGAATTGAGGATTCTTTCTCTTTGCCGAAGTTATCGCTATCGGTTATTTTAACTGTTGCTTTGTAGAGTCGGTCATCGTTTTCGTCATTTGATTCAATGTATTCTGTTATTTTTGACCGTTTCAGGGATTGAATGAGGTAATCCCCCTGAACTATTTCGGATAACTGCCTGCAACTCCTTTCTTCTGTTTCCGAAAAGCTCATTGCATCTATGAGGTATAATTCAGTCACTTTCTTTGCTTTGCCATCCTCATTTACTTTTTCGTATTTTACTGTGGATTCAAAATAGGTTGCTGTCATAATTTTAATGTTTCAATTTTTCAAGTTTCTTAACCAGTATCCCCGCCTTCCTTTGTCTTTCCCTCCCTTTTACATCCGAAAAAGAAACCGGGCTATCTTGTATCTCTTTGAGATGCCTGATTAGTCCGGCTTTATCCTTAAATAGAAAGGAAAGGATTTGAGCAGAAAGGGTAGATGGGATTTTCATGGAAAACTAAATTGTGATTGATGATCATGTTTGTGGTGGCATTCCCGGCACCTGATTGTAATGTTATTTACATCCCAGGCTAATTCCGATTGGCCTCTTTTTTGACATTCACTTACTGGAATATCGTGTGAACAATCAAGTGGAATACCTGCAGCCTCATTTCTATGACATTCCTCACAGAAAAGATAGCCATATTTTTCAATCATCTGGGCTATCTTCTTTTCTTTGGCTGCTCTAATCCGGCGGTCTATGACCGATTTAAGAACATATTCGCCGGAGCTGGTCGTGTATGAGTTCATCAAAAATTAATAAGGTTCTTTTCAAATTCTTCAACTGAAATGTTTTTGAGGAAGCATTTAAATAATACGTCCTTTACACGTTCGTATAGGTTTTGAAATTCGTCTTCGTCCATTTTATCGAAAGCAATAGACTTCGGAACTTCAATCCACTCTTTCCGGGCAATCGAGTATATCGGCTCACACCATCCGGCTGCCATTTCTACCGTTTTTCTGAATAGTTCGATGCTGTGCTTGAAATGCTCAACCGCTCTTTCATTCTGATATTCCCAGGCAAGGTTAATGAGTCCGAAATATTTTCGGTGAAAGGAAAGGTTTCGAGGCCGCTTGATAGTGGCCTCGTAAACCTCTCCGATTTTCAACTTTTTCTTTTCCTCGAAATCTTCATCGTATAACGGTTTCAGACCGACGGAAGTGTTAAGGAGTTTGATTTTCATAGCTTAAAGCAAATGATATCAGAATTAACATTATTTTCATCGAACACATGTTTTATGAAATCATAATGTTTTTCAAGACTGTCCAAAATTATGTCTCCCCATTTAAAACATCTGTTTGCTGTTCTTGCGGTTGCCGTCCGGTGTCTTGCTGTCCATTCTGCTTTTCTCCTGAAGAACAGAACACGAGTTTGTCAGCCCATATAGTCGTGTCCGGGATGGCTTCACCTGTGTTTTTACTGACATAAGCAGAAAAGTAGGGATTGCCACGTACCCAAACCTTTTTCCCTTTTGTAAGGTATGCGGTCAACTTACCTTCGCTGTCGTATTTCATTACCCGGAGCCATGTTGTCTTGTCTTTCCCGTCTGATGTTTTTTCTGTTACACAGATTGAAAATGAGGCGTATGCCTTGCCGCCTATTATTTTCTGCTCGGCATCCTTGCCGATGTTACCTATAGCTTGTAGTTCTATCATTTTAATATAGTTCTATAAAAATTTCATTTAAAAACCGATAGTATTAGCTTATCAATAGTTCACTTGATATTTATGTTCTTTATTAATAAGTCAAACTCTGATTCCCGTTCGATGGCTTCGTTGGTTCCGCCAGTTATAATGTTAGATACTTCGCGCTTGTCTTGGATTAGTTTGTATATATCTTCGTCGATAGTGTTTTTACCGAGAAAATAGATACAGTTTACGGTAGACTTGGCTCCAATCCGGTGACAGCGGTCTTCTGCTTGATCTGTATCGGCCGCTGTCCATGGCAACTCAACAAATGCGACATTAGAGGATGCTGTGAGTGTCAATCCTACGCCGGCGGCTTTGATGGAACAAATGATTAACGTAGTTTCAGAATCATTTTGAAAAGCATCAATGTTTCGTTGCCTTGTTGTCATGTCATCATCTCCGGTTATCGTCACAGCTTCCGGGAATGCTTGTAACAGATATCCAGCTACTTCTTTCTGATGAATGAATACAACTAATTTTTCGCCGGATTCTAAAACATCCGTTATGTAGTCTTTCACTGCGTTCAGCTTCCCGCGTGCGGAAATATTTTTAAGAACTCCGATTCTTACCATTACTTCACCACGCATGGAACGGGCAACTTGTGCATCCGTTGCCGACTTATATTTTTTCAGATAGTCGGCAAGATCTGAAAGTGCCGAATTGTATTCGTTTTGGTTGTCTATTTCGCAAAGTACTGTGGTACGTATCTTGTCTGGCAAATCTTTCAATACTTCTTTTTTGTTCCGGCTGTAAAAACAGGTCGTATTGAGTTTGTAGTTCAATTCTTCCATGTTGTCATTGAATCCGTATTCAGCTACAAACTTTGTGTATCCTCCGAATTTGTCCACCTGGTTAATGATTGCAAGCATGGAGGCGAGGTCTTTTGCCTTGTTCACTACCGGGGTCCCGGAAATAGCGAATATTACCTCCTTTCCGGACGTTAATCCCTTGGTGAACTTGCTTTGTTGGGACGAAGGGTCTTTTATCCGGTGGGCCTCGTCAATTATGACAGATTTAAACAGGTTGATGTTTGGAGTAAAAATCACATCTTTCAGTTTGAAAGCCTGTCCGGGTTTTGCAACAATGTCCTGTACAAAGTATTTTTTAAGGCTTTCGTAGTTGCAGATGAATATGTCGTTTTTTACACTGTCGCCAAAGAGTGATTTTCCGGTAGCAAACAAATGCCATGTGTTGATATTTGAATTGTTCAATATGCACGCTTTTTTTTCAGTCCACATGTGCCACTCTCTTTGCCAATTTATCTTTAGAGAAGAGGGGCAGATAACCAAACAAGGAAAAGCATTCAAAGCAAGCACGGAAGCAATCGCCTGGCAGGTTTTCCCAAGTCCCATCTTATCACCGATGATTGTTCGTTTGTGAATGATGTTATAGGCGACACCCTGTTTCTGATAGGGATATAATTCCATTTTTAAGGGAATGTCTTGTGTCAGTTCCGGAAGTTTCGGTATTTCCCAATCCGCTTTCGCATGTTCCTTGGTAAATACGAAGCCGTACTTTTGTCCGAACATATAGACTTGCGGGGCGTATATTTTGGGAAAGAAAAATGATTTCCGTCTTGGCTCATATTCGGCACCCGGACACACTCCCATCAGTTTCTTTATTGCCCATGTGAGCCGTCTATTGTATTCAAACGTAATCTCAAAGCTGTCGTTAGATTCCTTTATCCTCATGTTTTTTTCCAAATGGCGGTTGTGGACATTTGTTTCAGCCTTCTCACAATTTGCAGGGGAGAGATTTTTGGTTCGCTATAAGCTTCTATATCGTCCACCTCTTTTTCTAAATCTTCTATGGGTGTGATTGTCATGCTGTATTTTTTAAGTCTCCGAACATAGTCCAGTATTTAAATGCGAGTTCCATACACTTGTGCCGGCCGGATTCCCATAATTCATCTCCTCTTTTTATGAATACCTTGAAGACGCGGAAGTTTTCTTTGGAAATTCCGATTAAGACGTCTTTCTCGGAGCCTGCTATATTCATGTAGAAGAATCTTTGCCTGTCGTAGTCGAATTGCCTTACAGCGGATTCAAATTGTTCCTGTGTCGTCGCGGAGGTGCTTTTTATATCGCCTCCCCATCCCATTGACGGCATCCACAAGTCCCATTTGCATCGGACGGGCAGTGTAAAAGGGATGTCGTAGTCGAATTTCTGACAGGGATTAATCATGACTTTCTGTGTGTCTGATAGTGGAAGTATCCGGCTGGCAAACTCATCGCGCATGAATGCCTTTTTCATTTCTTCTGCTTTTTTGAAATCACCTTCTGTCATTTGTTCGCCGGCACAAGTCAGTTTGAAATAGTCGACTTTTTTCGGTTCTGTAATCATGTGATCGATTAGGTTCCCAAATTTTGCATGAACGGGGTCGATTTCCATTCCTCCGTAGAGCTGTCTTTTTAATTCAGATAGGTCGGAGTTGGATATTTCCGACCTATCATAGTATGGGTCTTTCATTTTGCCGTAACAACTTCTTTGTAAGTAATAAAGTTTGACGTGATGATTTCTCCATCCTTGTTTGCGATATCCTCGCAGAATTTCTTCATCTGTGCGATGGATTTCTTTTCAATCTTTTCGTTCGGGAGATTCTTTCCTTCACCCTCGAACCAGAACATGAATATCTGTCCGTATCCGGCAGGATTGCTTACTTCGATGGAAAGCGTTTTCTTTACATTCGCCGCAGGGGCAGAATAATTTTGGTCGAATAGGGTATTGAGGGATGCTTCAGTTTTCTCTGCCTCGATGGATGTCTGTTGTTTCTGTGTGAAGTTCAACAGTTCTTGTCTTTTTTCTTCCGCTTCCCGTTTTGCCCTTTCTTCCGCTTCTTTCGCAAGCCGTTCTTTTTCCGCGGCATTTGCTTGCGCGATCTCTAACAATTCTTGTTTCTTTGAATCAACGCGATCAAGGTAGTACCGGATTTTTTCGGTGATTTTTTCATTGTATTCCAGTTCATTTTTGGCAGATTTGGAAGAAGCTATTTCTTCATAGATTGCGATCTCTTCTTCTTTTGTAATGTAATTCCTGTATGGATATGAGAAAGTGGCCGGTTTGTATTCGGATGAGAAGTTTTTCAATTCATCTTTTTTTAGCTCGCAGTTTTGCAGCGTGATGGAGTTGAATATTTCTTCAAGCGAATCGTATGCAAGGCTTAATGTGTTTACCAGGTCGTTGGTAAAGGCTTGTTTGAAATAAGCACGCATTTCGATGCGCTCCTGTTCTGTGGCAGCCTTGATACGCCGAGACTCTTCCTCTTTTGCGGCGATTTCCGCGATATGCCGGGCAAATGCGTTTCTGAAATTTTGTATTGCCTGTATTTCTTCCCCTGTTTTCAGTTCGTTTTCCAGTTCGGTGAAATGTTTCCGGATTTGGTCGAATGCCTGTGTGATTGGTTTCCGGCGGTCGGTCATGGCCGAAATAGTCTTGCTTATCTTTCCGAGGAATGTTTTACACTCTTCGTCCAGGAACCGGACTTCCGGAGTGTCTGAGATAGGGGTGTTTTCTATTTTAGCGAGCAGGATTTTTGCGACTTCTTTTGCTTTTTCATTACTTGCAATGTTTTGCGCAATGATGTCTTTTGCCTGTAATAATGCTTCCTGTGTTGTTGAGAGTGCTGTTGTTTCCATGATTAAAAGGGTTCTTCTGGGTTTTCTACTATGTTTACACCGCCCTGTTGCTTGGCGATTTCCTGTACATCTGTCTCTTCGGCTTCTTCTTCGGTTTCTTTTTGCGGGACTTGGTTGTATACTGGCTCATCCAACCCATAGTCGGAGGCCTGGACTTGTTCGTCTTGCTGTAAAGCGGAGAATTGTCCTAACCTTAATTTCGGAAATGTCTTGAAAGCGTGCTTGATTACTTTTGCTTCAAGGAATCCGGTGTCGATTTGACCTTCGTTTGAATGGTAGAGGGTATTGGCGTCTCCATATACATTCCCGTCTTTGTCTTTCCGTTGATTTTTCTTTAAGGAATATCCTTTCAGACGGTCGATGTCTTCTGGAAGCATCCAAAAGAAGTCAAAGGAACGATCGGGGCGGGTCAGCTTGATAAAAGCTCCGATGATTGTTTTGCTTTGCCGTGGAATGGCTGCCGAATAGACTACCACTTTCTGTCCGGTTTCGTTTACCTTGGGCTTAAATTCATCCCCCTCGAATACGATTACAGGACGGTCGGCATATAATAGCTGTCCGGCCTGGATTCTTAAATCGAGCTCTCCATATGGAGAAATTTCAATGGACATCCGTTGTTCCCATGTTTGTTTTTCTTTTGTTCCTACATTCACGGAACCGGGGATGATGTAAATAAGGGGCCGGGATGCGTTTTCAAGGGTAAGTCCCATGCTTGCGATGTCAAGGAGTACTCCATATGTGGAGAAACCTGTACATTTTGCTAGGTTTGGGGAGGCTTGTATGATTCTCTGTAGGTTGTATTTTTCTTTTTCAAAGAATAATTCGCCCTGCTCAGAGTTGTGGATGTTATTGTAGAGTGTAACGAATCGCTCTCTTACTCTCGTATCCTCTAAAATCTGAAACGGAGACATGGATTTAAGCTCCGTGATCGTCAGCTTTTTTGTTTCTGAATTATTTTCCATACTTTTGTTTTGTTGTTTGAAATGTGACGGGTAAGAGGAATCGAACCTCTTTCTAAGTACTCCAGTACAACCCGTTGCTGGCTTAATGCGCCTTTGACACGCGACTTCCGCCACTACCGGAGTATTGCCCGGTAGTTCACCAGCCCGCAGCGACAAACTGCGTGTTTTTTATTGTCTGTCAACATGTCAAAGAGCTTAGAGTTTTTTGTAAGGCCGTTAGTTTGGCGACTGGGACGGCCTTACTTTATTTCCTTATCCAGATCCAGCTGGAGGCGGTGTACCTTTTCCCAGTTTTTGGAATCAACCGGGTTACTTCTGTCGAAGTAAGGGAACAGTGCTGAACAATACCTGTTAATGTAGCACAGCAGGCGATACTTTTCATTTCGTTCGTGTCTGCATTCCTCTTGTAGCTTGGATACTTTCTTCTGGATAGAGATGATTTCTTTTTCTAATTTACTTTGGGATTTGGTCTGTGAAGTGGGTACACTTTGTACCTTTACTTCAAATTTTTCAGTGGTGTTTGGCATTTGACAACTAAAAATTTGATTAATAATTTTTTGGACAAAAGAAGAAGCGGAGCCTCTCCAAATGTCGCCAAACACCCATAACCTCAAAGAATTATGTGTCAGAGAAACTCCGCTATATTGCGAATTTTTCGATATGTATAAACACAACATACCGAGGTTATAAATGTTTGGCACTGCAAACATGGCAAATTCCTCTGAATTAACCAAGATTTTCGACCAAATATTTTCTAAATTCCGCAACATTTTTCTTCAATTTATTATTAATCAATTACTTTTTGAGCCTACTATCCGGTTCGAACGGATGACCTTCGGAGTACAAAACCGATGCTCTACCAACTGAGCTAAGTAGGCAGGTTGCCGGGGTAGTCCAAGATATTGCTACAGTTACAGCGGACTGCCCCGGACGGTTAATTGTTGTTTATAATGGCACTCTGTACTTTTACCAGCTCTTTGTACCTTAATAGTTCCTGTTTAAGGGTTTCACATTCCTTAAAATATTTTGTCCAAGACGCATTGGCTGCACTAAGCTGCTTTTTAAGATCTTCAATTTCTTTATCCTTTTTGTCACTTACATTTACATTTGCATTGTCGTTCATAACTTTTCCCTTTTAAAATTTTGCCTTTCGTGCTATCTCCCGACAGGACTAGGGCTACAATGTACTTTATATGTCACTTAAAAAAAAGGTCCGGTGTGAAATGGAGATGTTGTGGTGTAAAGAAAAGAATGTCACCGGACCAAAGAACTCACGACATATTTTTATACAGGTTCCGCACCCTGTTCCCCCTTACTTTCACCCGGGGCGGTGTTAGGTTTGCTTTGTTTAAGCCGGACCAAACCTTGCTAAATTCCTCCGCCATTACGTATCTTTATCCCAGCTCCGATTGTTCCGATATGGTTCTGTCTGCTTCTTCTCCGGCCACATCGCCCAACCCAAAATACCGGACATTATTGCGAAAGGAAGACTATGGTACTGCCCTCCGTAAATACTGCATCCTAATATTCCAAGGGCAAGAAGAAAGGCTAATATTGAAAAAGTTCTCATAGTTTATCAATTATTTTATATGCTTCAATGACTTCACGGGTTTTTACCCGCCATTTCTGATTACCATTCCCTTTATCCGGATTAATTAACTTCGCTGCAATTGCTTTTTCCAACCTGCTCCGGCTACCTAAATATCTGATCGCTTCGTTCCGGCTCATATATTCATTGTATTTCTCTGCAATTGCTTCCCCGACAACATATTTTGTAAAGTCAATAAACTCACTTATCGACATTTCAATACGATCGGTATTTCGGAGGATCAGTTCCATAGTTATTTCAAATGGCTTAATTGGTTACTTAATTTTGTTTTCAACTCTTTGATCTCCGGTATAAATTTTTCTAGTTCTTCCGGATGATCACGGTTAATTCCCCGGGCAAGATCTGTTATTCCCAAGAGAAGGTCCCAAAACTCCATTATTTCAATCTTATTACATTTATCCCGTCTATAACACCCGCACTCGTTGCTTTATAAGAATATCCATCCCGATTAAGAAACCTTACTATTTTTCTTACGTGCATCTCTGTATATTCCCGGAATGGGACAAAAAGACACATTCCAGCCTGCATATCTAAAATCTGGCTTTTTAAAGTTTTTGGTTTATTAATTGCTATTTCATCCATTTTTATTATGTTTGTATATTATTTATTTTTTATGCTCATGGATTAGTGTTTTCATCTAATCACAAGGCAAAGATAATCACATTTGAGATATCTTGTAGTGTTTGTTTTAAATTTTTATCTCAAATGAGATAATTTAGAAATAATATAAATAATAATAGATGGATCAAAATAAGAAGATAAAACAAGGGATAAATACAACATTATTTATATGTGTATTATCCTTATTCATAAGTGTCATATCTTTATGCCTTGCTTATCCTAAGCATGAAAATTTATGCTTTGATTATCAAGGTATTTTTGTTGGGATATTATCAATTTTGGTTACTGTCTTAATTGGGTGGAACATTTATACTCTGATAGATCTAAGAAATATACAAAATGAAATTAAAATCATTGAATTGGAAGCTAATTCTATGATTCAGAAAACCCTTCATTTATCTCAAAGTTCTAGCTGGATGTTGTATTACTATCTCTTATTTCATGATGATCCAATGGGATTAGAATATAGATTTTTATATCAAGGTGTTAGTAGTCTTTTACATACTTCTAAGTGTAATGACTTTAAATCCTGTCAGAGAATAGTAAAATTAATGATAAGAGGATTGGAGCAAATGAAAGAATGTATCATGAGCGAATCATCTAAAAAAGAAATATTAAAACTTATGTGCAAAGTTAATGACCCAGAAAAAATTGACAGATTTTACGAATTATTGGACAAGATTTCGGTTTCAGTAAAGGTTCGTCAGAATACCATAGATTAAAAAAATCATGGTTAATTTCTATAAAAAGCTTGTCCATTTCTGGTGTGCTTTTCAATTTGGTTGGTTTGTTTGGTTTCTTTTTCATAATAGTAAATATAATTTGATACAAAAATAAGAATCACATTTGAGATAAAATAAAAAAATAGGATTAAATGATAGATAGAGTAAAAAAAATAATAGAGTATAAGCAATGTTCTACAAATTCCTTTGCAGAAATGATAGGTGTGAAACAAAACACTCTCAATCAGCAATTGACTGGAGATAGAAAATTGTCTTTGGATGTTGTTCGGAAAATAATTTCGACTTGCAATGATATTTCCGCGGAATGGCTTTTAACAGGTGATGGGGAAATGCTTAAAAATATTTCTGAAAATTCAGAAAATAATCTGAAACAAACTTCCCCAGAGGAACGTAATATGGAAAGTACTAACGAAAATCAAGACGTTCCAATGAGTGAGATATTAGAATTTATGAAGCTCGTATCGTCCAATATGGATAACCAATTGAAGTCTTTTCACCTGCAAATGAGTGAACAACGAGTAGAAATGAGAGAGCAAAGAATTGCAATGATGGCAGAACTAAAAGAGCAAAGATTAGCTATGGTTGAGCAATTTACAAAACTATATACTCTTATGGATAAACAGTTTACCGAAGTGGCAAAAAGGAACGAAGCTGAAAGTAAAATACTGCAGGCGATGGTCAATAAGATTGCTCAGGTCGATGAAAAAACCGGCAGGATTATTCAACTGCAAAAGGTATCAGGGGATTAGATTTTGAGTGTGCTAAAATTATTATAAACGTGCTAAATCAATTATCATGGAAGCTTTACTAGTATTTATTATTGCAATAGGTATCGTGATCTTACAAATCATAATGATCGCAAAATTTTTTCAGATTGCTGCAGACGTAAGGGATATTAAAAACATTCAATCAAGAAGGATGACAGAAAATACAACAAAGACTAGTAACATTTCTATAGATAGTAATCCTAATTATTCTTTAAATGGTGAAGATGTAACCTTTCGAGATGGCTTAACCGGAAAGATAAAAATTTATCCAGGTTATTCAGAATGTTCTATTATCACCGAAGATGGATATGAACTATTATACAATAATAGAGAATATGCCATAACTGCACTTCATGATTATTTAAAGAATCATATTGAAAGTCAAAACGGACTTTATACAAAAAGAAAATATAAGTCCTAAAAACATATTTGTATGTGTGCTAAATGAAAACAGAAGAAATAAAAGAACTATTTGTACGGTTTGAATCCATTGTCTGTCTGTACGACGGAGTAGAGTGTTGGAGCGGACGTGAGCTCCATTCAATTTTAGGATATACCCAATGGCGCAACTTTATTCCTGCTATTGAAAAGGCAAAAATTGCGTGTGAAAGCGCTGGAGAATCGGTTGCTGATCATTTTGCGGACGTTCGCAAAATGATCGAGCTTGCGAAAGGAGCGCAGCGCGAAGTAGATGACTACATGCTTACCCGATATGCTTGTTACTTAATTGCGCAGAATGGTGATCCCCGCAAGCCACAGATCGCATTTGCCCAAAATTATTTCGCCGTGCAGACCCGCCGCGCTGAATTGGTGCAAAAACGTCTGATTGATTATGAGCGTGTACAGGCAAGGGCGAAGCTTGCAGAGACAGAGAAACGGTTATCAGGTGTATTATACGAACGCGGAGTAGATAGTAAGGGGTTTGCTATTATCCGGTCGAAGGGAGACCGGGCATTATTTCATCTTGATACAGCCCTGCTGAAACGGAAATTAGGAGCTCCGGATAGCCGTCCTTTAGCTGACTTCTTGCCGACTATTGGTATTAAAGCAAAGGATTTTGCTGCTGAAATGACATCGGTAAACGTAGAACAAAAAGATTTGCGGGGTCATAGTTCTATTGAAAAAGAGCATGTGGACAATAATGCAGCTGTCCGGGAAATGTTACTGGGCCGTGGTATTATTCCGGAAAATATGGATGCAGGCGAGGATGTAAAGAAAGTGGAAAGGCGTTTACAATCAGAGGAGAAAAAATTACTTAAGAACAAGAAAAAGAAAAACTAATTTATAAATGTGCTAAATAGAGACATCATGAAAAATCTATTATTCTTAATCTGTATAATTACATTTTGGGCATGTTCTTCAGTCAGTGAAGGAGAACCAGAGCCAGAACCAATACCAGAGGAACCTAAAGAATACATTGTTTCTTTAGGGTTAACAGGGGAAATAGATATAGAAGAATCTCCATTGTCTAAAGCGAGTGGGAATGATTTGTATGGTATTCAAGTATATTCAAAGACTTCTACGAATGAATACACACCTTATGCATATGGGCTGTTTGATGATAAATCTAAGATGACAATAAAGTTGCTGGAAGGTTACAGTTATAAATTTCAGGTGACGATGGTTGTTGACGGGAAAAATAAAATATATTATTATAATGGCGGTTACTATGAACCATTTATATTATTGGGAGTTAACAAAAGCCTTGAATTAACAAATTTATTATCTTTAGATAACAAAATCTATCTATCATACATTGATAAGGGATCCACATGGGTGGTTGCGGGTACATCAAATTTTGAAAGTTGTGAGGTCGCACCTATTGAAAGATATTATGGCGAAATTGAAAATTACAATCCTACTGAAAACGGTTCTATATCTATAAATATGAAACGTGTATCCTTTGGTATTAAATTCATTGCAGAAGGCTTGACAGAAGGAAAATTAAAAATAAATATAAAAGAAGCAGCGGAGCTAAATATTCCTTACGGGCAAACCGAAATTCAGGATATATTTACCTTTAAAAATACTTACCCTAACGGTTTGACATGGACTAAAGATGATTACTCAGAAACAATCCCTGTATCTATATCTTGGGAGAAGGTTGACGGAGCAGTCGTACCTTTAATAAATAAGGACATTACTTTTAAAAGGAACGTTCTTACGACAATAACAATTAAGGTTAAGGATACTTCGATGAATAACAATATTGATATAAGCCAAGAATCAGGTGAAATGACCCAAGGAGAAAATATAACAATAGAATCAGGTACCGGATTAGACGGGAATGTTGGTCCGGTTGAAAACCAGTAGAAATTTCTACCAAAAATAATCTAACAAATTGATTTTCAACTATAGAAATAAGGACACAAATTAGTACTTAAAATCCTGTGGCCATTGCGGCCGTGCGGGTTCAATTCCCGCCTCGAGTACAATTAATAATCAAAGAGTTAGATCAGATCTAACTCTTTTTTATTACTATTTTATTTGTTTCAAAAAGTGATCCAAAACACATTATCCCTTCTATTCTTATTTCACAATAACAATTCCCCCTCCCGACAGAATCGTCAAGGAAAGTTCTTTATTTTTACTCAAAGTCACTTCCCGGGTATAAACATTACGTTTCAGGTCGTCATTATAAAGGGTCACCCGATTGCCTTTGGCAAACATCGGAAGTTGTATTTTCAGCTTCAACGGTTCTTTTTGGGCATTCACCCCGGCGACATACCATTTATCCCCATGTCTGCGAGCCAGAATACAATATTTCCCCGGATAACCGTCGATAAATACAGTCTCATCCCAGGTAACAGGTACTTGTTTCAGAAACTCCAGGCAAATTTGGGAAGCATCGGTCAGATTATTAGGGGCTAAAGCAAAATTCTGTATCGGATTCTGAAACAAGACGGTAGTAGCCAACTGGAAAGCATCTGTTGTCCGGCGGATATTACCTCCATCGTTGGTACGATTCAAGCGTTTATTGAGGAAACAGCCTCCGAATTCCATACAACCGACACTATTCCGGATAAACGGATGCAGACAGGCATTGAAAGCCTCCTCATCACAAAAATGCTGCTGGAAAATCAGGTTCTCGGAAGCCAGTACCGCCTCACTTCCCACATAATTGGGATACATTCGTTCCCACCCCCTGGGCAAGGTGCAACCGTGAAAAATAACCATCAATCCACAATCATCCGCATCGCTCAGAATAGCTTCGTACAACCTCATAGTCTCCTGCTTATCCCCTCCGAAAAAGTCTACTTTAATTCCCTTCACTCCCAGACTTTCGAGCCACCTCATTTCCCGCTTACGGACAATCGGATTGTCCATACAATTCACAGGACTTTGAACAATATCGTTCCAATATCCGCTGGAACTATACCATAAAAATATATCTACCCCCTTCCTATGGGCATAATCCGCCAAAGACTTCATCTTTTCCCGGCCGATCGTCCGATCCCACCAGTTATCTATCAATACATATTCATATCCCATTGCAGCTGCCAAATCGATGTACCTCACCTGATCCTCATAATTGATACTTCCATCCTGCCACAAAATCCAGCTCCAGGTTCCACGCCCGAAACGATAATCGTGAACCGTTTCGTAAAGTGGCTCCACGACGTCCCAAATGACCGTCGTTTCCACAATAGGCTTCAGATTATCCCCTACAGTAATGGTACGCCAGGGAGTTGTACCGGGCAAAGCCAATCCCGGGGCTACCGTTCCATTCCCATTATTCTCTTCGGGCATCGGAAAATCAAGGATATATAATCCACCTTCTCCGGCATCACTCAAACGAGAACCACAATAGCGGCTGTCCACACCCGTCTCACTGATCAAAGCCCAACCATCACAACCAATACGAAAAAGGCAAGGAAAAGTATAACCATGTCCATATCGAGAAGGTTCGTTCATCGGAACATCCACCCTATACTCCTCCTCATAACTGGGTTTTGTACGCATCCATCCGATCATGGCATCACTTTGCGGACACAGAAAAGTAGTCGTATATGCCGGAAAATCAAAACCCGTCGCTTCTCTTTCCACCACACAACTTCCTGCCTCCTTTCGGGGAATTACATATCGGAAAGCGATATCGTTATTACTCACCCGGAAAACGACATCTATCTCCTGCTTATCAGCATTCGCAAAAGTACAAATCAACTCATTCGCCTGATAGTGTATCTCTGATTTCTTGATCTTGTTCTGAGTATATGTTTTATCGATCCGACTTGTCTTTTGCCCAATCCAATTCATATTCCGGCTAAAATCCCCGATATCGGTCACCACCCCCAAAGGGGAATCTTCCAGAATTGTCTTTTCTTTGTAAGTGACAGAATAAACCGGTTTTCCCTGCTTCAAGGCCACATTCACTTTCAGATGAGAGTCAGGTCCAATTACCTCAGTCTGCTGAGCCCATACCGGAACGGCAATCCACACCAGCAAGCAGTATTTCAGATATTTTTTCAT